TTAAAATCCATTTTCTAATTCTCCTTCTGCAAGAGGATTATACGTTTCCCTACAACTTTTACCTATTTTATTTTCTGTAGAAACTTTTATAACAGAATTAAACTTTATATTTACTCTCTTCACTAAACTATAATATAATTCTCTTCTTAATGCATGCTCCACCCCATTATTTGTCATATTTACGTGTTGATTTGCATCAAATATCATAGTATCATATTTTATTCTAAAATACAATTTATATCACATATGGAAATTTAACCCGAAATTTTATAACTATATATAAAAAAATAAGGATAATAAACAATATTTCTACTGCCTGTTACCCTTATTAAATAAGCCGTTCTATAAAAATTTGTAATTATCTTGGGAGTCTAACGCTATCTACTATCGCTGTTAGCTTTTTGCGTAATGTTATAATAGCATACTTCCACAAATTATACAAGACTATTTTTATAGGAATTATAACATTTATTATATTAAAAGAAAAAAAGAACCCAGTAAAGTTTGTACACTTTTACTAAGTTCTTTTAAACATTTTCTATTTATATGTACTTTTCAATTCTTTTATTAAGTCATTTTCAATTATATATATAATTGTATTCATTATATCTTCATTTTCAATAACTTCTAATGCTTTTTTAATTTTTTCTTTAATGCTTGTATCTATATACTCAACAATAGTTTTTACTTCTTGATTTACTTGCTTGTTTAAATATTTTTGTAATTCATATGTTAATGCAATTTTATAATCTAATTGCTCTAAATCATCAGTATCTAAAAACTTTTCTATTTTTTTATTATACTTTTCTAATACTTCAATTTCTTTATCATCTACTGGAAAAATCATATCTAAATTAATATATGAATCATGTTCTAAGACGCCTAAATAATTATTTAAATCTAATTCCACATAGTTTTGAGGTATTTTATTTTCATCTTTTAATGACTGTGCAGTAGTTATAGGTGCAATTAGTATAGTTCTATATGGAGTTTCTCTTGAAAACAAAACTACTGCCGAATGCTCTCCTACTATTACATTCTTATTTCCCTCAATCTTGGGAAAACTATATTTTACAATTTGTCCCTTTTTAAACTTCACTATTATTCTCTCCCAACATTCTGCTAACAACTCTATTTCTAATAGGTTTAACAAATGTTTCAAATTCTTGTTTACATTGTTTTATTAATTCATCAGAATAATTCTGCTCTTTAATATCTGAACCCAATAAAGATGTAGCAGTTCTATTTTTTTCTCTTATTTGACTAAGTGTTAACATACTAACACCTCCATTAATTTTTCCTTCACAATTAATTTTACTTTTACTATTAATTATCATCTTAGTAGTTTTAATATTATTTTGACTAAGATTATATCTCTTTATATTCATATTATATCACCTCTATAATATTTTTGTAATACAAATATATTATTTTTATATTATATTTGTAATATAAAAATATTATTTGTATTACATTCTCTCCATTACTTCATATATAATATACATATGCTAATGAAAATTTTAATAATAGAATATAGAAATAAAAGATTTTTTCTCTATTGCTTCTAAAATATATTTAAATATGTACTCTCTATTTGCTTATCTTCTCTTTTATATAATCCACATCTTGCTTAATCACTTCAACAATTGCAAACTTTTCAGTTATTCTATCAATCATTTGCTGATACTTTGTTTCACGTTCCTTACTATCTTTTCTATTATCATTAATCATCTTGGTATATCTTTCTTCCTGCTTTTCTTCTCTTTTTGAAGATTTCTTTGTGAAATAACCTAAAGCTATAATGCATAGCAAGCACCATGCGCCTTGTCCTATAAATACATTTAATATCTGTTGTTCCAATAATAAAACCGCCTTCCTATATACCCTTGACAAAAGTTAATAATTGATTTTCTATTACATGACCACTTGAATGATCTATTATATTAACATAGCAAGTTGTTGTTGTGGTTATTGTACTATTTTTAACTGAGAATGAATTATCATTCTTACGAGTTACTACTATTTTTGAGCTGCTAATCAATGCTTGTCCTGCACTATCGAATACATAATCTATCAGTGGTGTTTCTACAACTGAATCAGTAGTACGAGTTACTGTATATGTACTTGTAACATATTGCTTAATAGTTGTGGTTTGACTCCAATTTTCTACATAGCTAACAACTGGTTCTACTGGTTTTTCCTCGACAGTTATCGTTAAATCTACACTTACATTATAATAGTTACAATTTATTGTCGCACTTCCTACACCTAGACACCTTACAACTCCTGTTGAGGAAACGGTAGCTATATTTGTATCTGATGAAGTATAAATAACTGTTGGTGATGTTACAACTACCCCATTATCAGTACAGGTAGGTGCAATCGTATAAGTTTCAGTTTCTTTAAGTGTTTGGGAATTACTATTTAATGTAATTGCATACGTATGAGGCGTATAAACAGAACTATATTTCCCAGTTATATAATATAAACCATCTCTACTTGAATCTATAGAAATAATATTATAAATTCCTAAATCATAAACAAGAGTATTTCCTACACCTGCTTTATTCTCTAACTTGGGAATTATAAAAGTATATTGATCATGTACCTCTTGCAGATAAGTTCCATCTACAAGAGTAATTTTATCTCTATCAACTATAGATTGAACTGGTTTATAATTTGAACCTAATAATATTTCTTGAGTCTTTCTAAAAGTTCCTACATTATATATACTTTGTGATAATTGTTCCTCTACATCAACTACAAGAAATTGAACACTATTTACAAATACATAATTGCCTTGATTGAATAAAGTTGAACTTATAATTTTCTTATAATCAATTCCATATTCGTCTGAAGCTTCTTTTATTAATATTTTGGTATCAGTATTATTAATAGTTGCAGTAACTCCACACATTTCAATAGCTTTTTTATAGCTACTATCTAATGTTATACTATTATTCATCTTTCCACCTCCTTAGTTAAAAAACATTGGTCTTACATTGCTATAATCTTCTTGAGTTTCTTTCATTTCTTTTAATGTTAATATTTTTTCATTTAAAGATTTTATTCTTTTTTCTAAATGTAAATATGCTTGATCTGTAGTCAATCCAACTTCCTCAACCACAATTCTTCTCATTAAATCAACATCATTACTCAATGTTTCTAATATAGCTACTTGAGTTTCTAACAATTCTATTTCCATTGTATCTTTTACATACTTATCATCTGGATAAAGTCCATTTTCCTCTAAAAATAACTTGTATTCATCATCAGAATAATATGCTTTATTATTTAAGGCTAGTTTTAATCTTTCTAAATTGGTTGTTGTGTTTAAATTAATAATTGTTGACATTGTAAAATCATCCTTTCTTTTGTGTCCTGCTCTGGGACAATATTTATATTTGGGTATAAAAAAAGAAGCTACTCTTTTTATTGAATAGCTTCTATAATAAACAAACGTTATTTTCTATTGCTGTCTCTAATTCCTTTGTTCCAATTCCTATATATTTTTGAGTTGTTCTTGATACTGAATGTTGTAATAATTGTCTTACTAATTCAATGTTGTAGTTATTATCTATATAAATATTAGTTGCATACATTTTTCTAAAGCTATGAGTTGATATTCCTTTATATCCCAAGAAATCACATACAAGTTTTAATTGTTTTTGAACTGCTCTTTCAGTAATTTGAAATATTCTAGCAGTAGATTTAATATTATTATCAATGCAATATTGTTTTATATAGTCATATATTATTTGTGGTACTGTAAAATTTCTTTCTTTTTCTGTTTTATCTTCTTCAATATTAAGTCTGTATCTTTCACCATCTTGAATAATATCATCTAAGTGTAAATTTAGTACATCTCCTATTCTTATTCCTAAGTTAGCCTCTAATACTAAAGCTGTAGCAATTCTATTATTAGATTGTATTTGTTTACCATCAAATTCAAATCCATTTCTCATAGTATTAATAATATTTGTATATTGCTCCTTAGATAAAGCTAATGTTTTTTTGTTTGCCATTTTGCATTTCCCCTCTCAAATATCTTTCTCAAGTATTATTATATAGGCATAGTTCGTATTTGTAAAGGGTAAAGTTCGTATATTGAATTTTGTAGATATAAAAAGATTATCAAAAATATTGATGATCTTTGTTTTAGTCTACTTTGTGCTCCCTTGAATTATTAATTGCTTCAATTGCCGATTCAATTGCTTTGTTAATTACATTTTTCTCTTTTTTATTAATGATGATACCATTAATTGAAAATTCTGTTTCATCAACAAAAGTTATAAGTTCATTAATATCTTTACTAAATACTATTTCTTTTTTTCTAGCATTTGTATACGCCTCACAATTTGAAGATTTAGAACACAAATGTGGTTCACACCTCTCATTTGTCTGTATATTGTGTAATTCCTTAACTTCTGATTTTTTGATGCCTCCTCCAGTTTTATAAGCCCCAACAAATTCAAATTCCTTATTAAGTTTAGAACAGTTCCCCTTAATTCTTTCTAATTGCATTATTAGTTTCCCCTTTGAATTTTTATTATTTTTCTATTGTATTTTCTCTAATAACATTTTTTTCTTTTCTGTAAATTCTTCTTCTGTTAGAATACCTTTATCTTTTAGATTTGATAATTCTTCAATATCTTTATAAATGCTTTTTTCCTGAGTATCATTTGATTTTTTAAATTCTACTATCTTATGCTTTTCAATATATCCAATCTCTTTATTTGGGATTAGTTCTAAAAGCAGATCATAACTTTCTGAAAAAAATACTATTCTCTTTTCTTGATTATTATCAATGTAATATAGGTAAGTTTGCCTTTTATCTACTTCTTTCTGAGTTGTGGTTATTTTTTCTCTTCCTGCTAATATTGCGCCAGCTTCACCTGCTATAACGCCTCCAACAATAGCTCCTTTAAAGTTCACTCCTCCACCTTGCACTATATTATCAACTCTATATTCTCCTTCTCGAGTAAAGAATTTTATATTTTCAATAGGTATAATCGTTTTTACTGCTATTAAATCTTTTGGTTTATTTATATTAAAAGATTCACACAAAATTATTCTATTTTCCTCTTTCCATATATTAAATAGTCTTCCCAATAGCATTTTATTCCCATATTGTGCTTTTGTCTGATACTTCTCACTATTTAATTCAATGCAACCTATCATTTTACTATTAATAGGTATTTTATTTCTTTCATTATATAGTTTTATATTTTCTATTTTTTCTTTTCCAGATGAACTTGCTATAAGTCCCATTATTATAAATATAAAAATAACAATTCCTGCCGCTATTAATATACCAGTAAAAAAAGCTCCAAACATATAACTCCTCCAAATTTATCAATATATTATAGATTATACCACGAAGTTGTAATTAAATAGTTAATTTAAAATATAAATAGGAATTTTTCTGGGGGTGGTTTTTTTATTAGATAGGCGACCACTTTTCCGATAAGGGTAATTGATAATAATAGTCATTGCTTGTAAAAATGCAAAAAAGCCTACAAAAAATTAATCTGTAAGCAAATTATTTCCCTAATTTTATTGAGTTCGTATTATGTACCTAATACGAACTATGACACTATATCTAACTTAGAGCGCACATGTATAAAATCATTGATATATTTCATTAAGTTTATGCATAAATACTGTATAATATCAATGTTTATTCATCATTATTGCATAAATACACGCTTATTATTTCCCAACTATTTCTCACTAATATGCTGTTATGTTGGCAGAATATAGCTATATTTTATACTAACATATGTACTACACAGAACGTATGTGCCTATCTGTTCATATTTTGAACATGTTCATTCATTGAACAATAGTTCATTTTACGAACAAAATTTTCTTATATAATATATAATTTTGTGTATATAAGCGCGACCTAATATAATCACAATAATCCTATCTTATTACCTCATACCATTAACCTCATTATACTACTATCTAATACATGATACAATAGTGTTAGTACCTAATATAACTATCACATTATCACACATATATACAACGCTTAAGCCCTTATATATCAAGGGTTTGACTACATCATACACACATGAATAATATACAATTATACTACATACTTATACACTATATCATATCATATATACATACTATGTACTACTTACCTATGCTTATACTACTTAACTATATCATTATTAGTGTCTACATTCTCAGTATTACTATTCTCCTTCTTATCCTTTTTAAGTCTCTCTAATTCCTGTGTCTTATCTAATGTTAATGGTGACTTCTCTATTGCTGATTCAATACTCATTGCTCCCATTGTCACTTGTTTATTGATGTTATCTAATGTCTCAGTTGCGTTCTGAGGTCTAGCATAATTAAACTCTACATTAATATACTCTTCCTTATTCTCCCTATTAATCATCTTTCTAATTATATTAAATCTCTTATTAAATCCCCTTCTCATTATACGCTCTGTTATCATTGCATACACATCAGCTAATTGATATAACATCTTTAATGATACTTCACTAACATTAGCAATATTACCAGAACCGCCTAATATAGACGGAAGATAAGCTGTCATATTTAAATAGTTCTCTATTTTATCAATATACAATTTTATAGTATTATAATCCATATTAGCTGTAACATACTTCATATCCGAACCATTATCGAGATTTATATTATATCCTATCGCATCATTACTAATACTACCCTCAATTGCTTGTCCTATAGTGGTTAATAGTGGATTTAAAGACAAGGTATAAATAGCATCTCCCATTTTACTAAATAAATCTTCTAATTCATCAATTATAGGAACTATTAATTCTAATAATCCTTCACCATATCTATAATCCCAATCACTTGGTTCATAATATGGATTAGGTAGACCACTTTCATTATCTTCTACATTTATTATATTAAGATTACTATATTGTATTTTATCATTTTTAATATATGCATCAGCACCTTCATTAGTCCATTCTTCTACTCTATCTTCATAATAAACATTCCAATAACTAATACCTTCTATATTAGTCCAATGCTCTATAAATGCAACATATGTTCCATCATCTGAGAATACTGGATATGAACTAGCACTATCAAATACTTTTGCTGTAATATTTCCGTTATCATCTTTATAAATATACTCATATGCATCACCATATTTTGTATTTTGTGTCATTAGTTTTAAATCAATATCATTGAAACCACCATAATTATAAATATCTTGAAATTCTTTTACTAAATCTTCACTTCCTGTTAGTGATACTGATTTCCCAAGTAAATATGTACTGTGAAAATTAATTATAGTTTTAGCTATTTGTAATACTAATTTTTTAACTTTAAATGTTTGTCCTTTATATGTTACATCTTTTCTACCTAATACTTCATGTTCTCCATGTAAATATCTTTTTAATGTATAACACTTAGCTATTTTAGTTATATTATGTGGTTTTTCCACCTCTCTCATAAACCATAAAGGATTATCATTGTATGCTGTTTTTATGTAATAATTAATATCCATCATTATATATATCGCTCCTTTTTTCTATTAATTTTATTATTTTGTATACTAATAAATCAGCGTAAACGCGTTGTAATTACTAGCTTTTATTTGTTTACTTATTTAATATGGTCTTATACAATCTATAAATCTTTTATTTATATCTCCATTTACCTGAACCACTAAAACTATATTATTTACTGCTAAAGTTAAACCTTGTCTTGCAGGTAAATCATATAGTTCACCATTCGTTAATTGAACCGTATATTTATTTTCTGTTAATACTGCTTTAATAATCCCTTCAGTATAACAATTTAAAACAAATAAACTCTTAGCTACTCTTGTCGCTACTGTTTCCATAGCTTCTAAAAATAAATTTGATGAATATTCTTTATCCTGAAATTTATAATTATTAGACATTTTATTCAACCTCCTTAAATAAAACAAAAAGACTTAAGAATAAAAATATTCCTAAGTCTAATAAATTTAATTACTACTTTTTAGTGATGCTTTTTGATTTACATAGTTTATTATATTGTTAAATGTCTGAGTTGGATCATCTGTTGAAGCAGTCATTTCTATATTATCAATGTTATAATAGGTATTAATTGATGTAGCCTTATTATTTACTAAAGTTCCATAGCCATTTGAAATTGATTTTAAGTAACTATTAGGTAAACTTATAGTATTAATTTTAGACAATACCTCATCTGAAAGATAAGATGAAATATTATAATAATAATCTTTAAGTGCATCAGAATCATTAACATAATTAGCTAAAGGAGTTGAATACATACCTTCTTTTGTCTTAGTCCAATCAGCTACACTTTCTTTATATTGATTGAATTGAGATAATGCAGAATTAATACTAACAGAATCTTTAACATCAATTCCCATTGCTTCAGACATTTCAACAAAATCTTGATAAGCTTCCTCACAACTTAATAATGCTGATTTAATTAAATCTTGCATTTGTGTAGTTAAATTTACTATATTTGTATATCTAAAGTCATAAATCAATTGTAACATTTCTAAGAACTTATCTGTAAAAGTAGTATATTTAATAGCAAATGAAGTTAAACTATTATATTGTGCATCCTGAGATTTATCTTGAATACTTAAAATACTACTTTCAAGATTTGCTTTAGAATCAATCATCTTAGTAGCATACTTATTCATAGTATTTAATTTTTCTTGTAAAGCATCAGCATATTTTTGTAATTGCTCTTTCATCTTAGTTTCATTTACATTTAATATATCAGTACCACTACTACTTGAACCATTTGAACTACTAATAACATTTCCATAATCATCGGTTGTAGTGCTTGAACTTGTAGTTGAATCTGAAGCCATTCCATCAATGCCTATTGAAGCTTTTAAACTACTTAGGCTATCATATCTCTTTTCAACATCTGTTAAGTTTTTATCTATGGTATCATAAATCAATTTCCAATTATCACCATACTTTTGATTTAAGTCTTTCATTTCTTGTTCTACTAACTTATCCATGTCAGAATAATGATATTCAAATTTATCTTTTTCACTTTGCTGTTCTGTTTCCAAAGCTTTCAATTGCTTATCATACATTTTCTGTTTAGTATCAAGAATGGTTTGTTCATCAGTTAATTGTTGTTCTAAGACTGCTTTTTCAGCTTCATATGCCTGGTCTGCAACAGTATCATCATAACTCTTTTTAGCATCATCATAAGTTGATTGTGCTGACTTAATAGCTTCTGGGTCTGCCTGCCATGTAAAATCCCAAACACCATCAGCATTTTGGGAATATGTATAAACTGTTTTATCCTCTTTAGCTTTATCAAGTGCATTTTGTGCTTCAGTAAGAGCCTTTTTCTTTTCCAACAAGTCATTTTCATTTTGTTGTTCATCATGTTCTTTTTCAAGTGCATCTAACTCATCTTGAATAGCTTTCATTCTTTGATTATGAATATCTTCATAAACTGATTGAAAATCTTTTATATTATCGTAAGATTCCTTTTCAACATCATTTAATTCCTGTTGCTTAACTTTAAGAGCATCTTTAGCAGAAACATCATCTTCATCGGCATCAACACGATCTTGTAAATCAGATATTTCTTGTTCTAATGAATCTTTTTTACTTTGAGTATAATCGTTATAATCGTCCTCTGAAACATTGTATATTTTCTTGGTTAAATCGTTAGTTTCTGATTTTTGTTTAACCTCTAATTCTATTTCTTTAGTTTTCTGTTCTGTCTCTAAATACTTTCTAAGTTGGTCTTCATCTACTTTCTTAATAGTATTATCTAATTCATTCCATTGATTTGTAACATCTGGAATTTTATCTTCAACTAAATCAATATAACTTTTAGTTTGGTCTTGTAAATCCTTTAACCATTTAATATCATCTTCTTTTTTCTGTTTTGCTTCCTCGGTGTCTCCTGTTTCAGCATTAATAGATTTTTGCAACTCTAAAAGTCTTTGTTCTGAATTTATTAATTTTCCATTGGCATCAAATTGAAAAGAATATTGAGATAATTTATCTTTTAATTCCTGTGCTTCTTTTTGTTGCTCAGCATTTAAATTAGCTAAAGCAACTTTCTTCTGATTATATAAATCAATCTCTTGTTCAATAGCTCTTGAATGTTCTTCACCAGTTGTAGCATCTTGTAAAGTTTTATTAGCTTCAAGTTGATTATTTATATCTTTTATAGCACCATTTAATTCTAAATAACGATCTGGCTTAATATCAGCTTGTAACTTGTTTATTTCTTCAGCAAGTTTTTCAGCCTTTTCAGCTTCTTTTTCTGCATCAGATTTTCCTGAACTACCTTTTTTACTGTTTCCTCCTCCGTAATCAGACATATCAATTCCACTAACAGCATGTGCATTATTAACAGGAGCTTTTATAGATCCATATATTGAATCTATTTTAGATTTAGCACTTTCTAATTCACTAGCATCAGCTTCCAAACCAGATTTAGTAACTTGTAAAGTTGCATCAATTGCAGAATCAGTTATTGTTCCCGAAGCTGTAGAACTTTGAGCGCTTTGACTTCTAGCTTCCATTAACTTTCCAATAGCATCAATTTCAGCCTTATAATTTTCTATATTGTTAGAAACTTCTTGATAAGTCATTTGCTGATTGCCAATAGACCATTCACTACAAGCTTTCTTATCACTAAGACGTATGCTAGTTAGAGTTTCAATAGTCATACCTTCACTAGTTAGATAAGAAATATTGTCTTCTATAAGTGGAGTATTATTTATATGTGCAACACCATTTTCATCAACACTAACATTTAAATCTGTAAATTTAGATTGTAGCTCTGAACACACTTCACTTAAACGTGTCTTTTGATCAGCACTTAAACTCTCTTGATCTGATAGAGTTTGATATTCTGTATATAACCCTTGAACAGTCCCTATAAAATTATTATATTCCCCCTGAGCTTCTTCTAAATTCATTCTATCTTCTAATTGTGCTTTTGTCTGTTCTTTAACATTGTCTACTATTTTAGCATTTGCGACTTGTTCTTGTGCTTCAACATATTCCTTAATAATTCCAGTTTCTTCATTGACCGTTAATCCATTTTCCTTTATAGAATTTGTTAATTCGTCGATTTTATGTTGAACTAAAGCAATTGATTGTACTTTATCTGCTCCACCCATTTTACTATAAAATTGATCTTCAGACATTCCCTCTAATCTTTTTCTAGTTTCATAAAGCTTTTGTAATTGTTCCTGTTCTTCTTTAGCTTTATCCAATTGCTTGCTAGCGCCTTTTGTATCTCCATTTTTAAGACTTTCATTAACTCCATCAATAGCATCTTTTAAGTTCTTTGATTGTTGTTCTAATTGTGCTTGATGTTCTTTATAACTTGTAAATGCAGTTACAGCAATTCCTACAGCTACAGCAATGGCTGATATAGCAAGCCCTAAAGGAGTTGCCATAAATGCCAGCGAACTAGTTATAGCTTCTTTTATTCCAGTACTTAATAGAACCCATGCTCCTTTTAACCCTGTTAGTCCTTCTGTTTCAGCAACCAAACCTACTTGAGCTAACTGTAATGCTTTTGTTGCATTTGTTACTCCATTAATAGTTGTTGCTGTAGTTTGCATACCAGACAATACTGCAATAAATCTAGATAATCCAGTTACAGCTTCACCTGCTATTAAAGTTTTATTCAATGCTGACAATTTTGACATTACTAAAACTAATCCACCAATAGTTCCAATAAATGCTATTGTTTTACCATCAACATTTTCTAAACTAGATACTAATGAAGTTAATCCATCAATCATTGACTTAACACCATCAGAATTAATCATTTTATATGCTAATTCTTCAGTAGTAGCTTTTAATGTGCCAAGCTTCGCCTCGGCTGTTTGCATATGTATAGAATTTTCCTTGAGGGCTGATCCCTGTGAGTTTATCGCAGTAGTTGTTGAACTAACTGCTGTGTCATAATTATTTAGTAATGCCATAAAGTCATTATAACGATTTTGACCCGCAACAATCTGTGCTGTAGCTATTTTCTGAGTGTCGCTCATGTCCTTCCATTTAACTGAAAGTGATGAAAGTATATCACTAAAGCTTTTAAAATTACCCTCTGAATCTCTTACGGCAACTCCCATTGATTGTAACATCTTTTCGGGACGCCCCTCTGATTCCATGCCCTCTTCACCAATTTTGTAGATTCTTGACATCATAGATTTTAATGAATTTCCTATCTCAGAACCTTCTTTTCCTGTAGCTGTAGCAATTGAAGTTATATAACCTTCTACTTGTTGTAAGTTAGCACCACTTGTATAAGCTGTACTCCCTACTTGTGCTAATGCTTCAGAAAGTGTCGATGCTGAAACCCTATAGTTATTTTGAATTTCATTCATAGAATCTAATATAGTCATTGAATCTTTAGCTTCCATTTTCATAGATGTAATTATAGTAGTTAAAGACTTGGCAACTTGGTCTGCTGTTGTTCCATCCATAACATTAGCACCTATTAAACTGGATTTAGTCATGTCGTTTATTTCTTCTTGAGTTTTATATAACCTACCAAATTCAGCCTGAGAATTAGCAACTTCTATTGATGAACGTCCCAACTCTTTACCCATTTGAACTGCACTATCACGCATTTGATTCAATTGGTCTTTACTCATGGATACAACCTTATTCAGATTACCTAAAGCTGTATCCATGTCAATAACGGTTGAAATTCCTTCTTTTATACTAGCAACAGTTTCTTGAACTACTGTAGCAACTCCAACAAAAATTCCTGCTTTTCCGAGAAAGTCTGTAATACCACTAAACCAAGAACCGTTAGTTTGTTTTAATGAATTAACTAATTCTCTAGTTTCATTATTGGTAACTTTCATTCCAGTATTAATATCATTTAGACTATTTTTAATACCATTGAAATTCATACCATCAACTTTAGTTAAGTCTTCTCTTAACTTATTTATTTGGCTTTCAGTAGATTGAATGTATCCCTCTGGTAGCTTATTTCCGAAAGTGGATTTCATTTTATCCAATCTAATCTGAGCATCGTCTAATTGTTTTGATAATGTAACAATAGATGATTCTTTCATCATAGATGTTACCATAATTTCATTTAAAACTTTATTCATGTCTTTTAACGAATTAGCTTTTTGTACCATTGTTTCGAGTTTAGATATGTCTGAATTACTTACTATTCCATTAGCTTTCATTACATCAATCTGTTTATATGCTTCAGCTTGTTTTGCTAACAATTCATTTTCTTGTTCAATAGCTTTTAAATTAGCTGAATCATCTTTAGTCTGTCTCTTTTGGTCAGCTTCAACTAATTTGTTACTTAAATCTATTTCTTTTTGAAGTTGTTGCAATCTCTTATCATTACTAATTGTAGAATTGTTCTTTAATTCTGTATTCAATTTTTGAACATTATTTACAGTTTGACTTATAGCCTTATCAATATCTCCTAATGAAATATTTCCACCTAAACTACTTTTAAAATTATTTGCTAAAGTAGTTAATGTCTCTAATTGTTTGGATACATTAGAATTAGCAATATTTACATCTAGATTTATTTTAGTATTATTTAATGATTTAACAACACTATTTAATTGACCTTGTACGTCACTTTGTTTAGGTAATTGAATCCCTAATTGTATTGAGTTTTTAAATTGTCCTGCCATTTTATTTACTGCATCTCCTTTCTAGACAACAAAAAAGAGAGCAATAAATAAAATATTACTCTCTCATAGTTTTCTTATTATTTAGTTTTTTTAGTTCTTGGTTTTCTGGTCTTTTTATTTTTTTCAAATAATACCTTTTGAAATTTTTCAATAGCTTCCTTATCACCATTTTGAATTTTAATTAATAATTCTCTATCAAGTCCAAATTTATCTAACAAATTATCTACATCTGAGTTAAAGTTAAATACTTCAACAAATTCATTTAATTTGTTTTTTAATATATTTAATTTTCTAATCTCTTGAATTCTTATATCCTGTGTAATTTCAAGCAGCATGTCCAATAATGAATTAACTGCTTGTTTAAAGTCTCCATCTGCTAAATTAAGCATATCTTCTAAATCAATATCACTTACACTATTCCAGTATTCAGCAGTTTCAACATTTGATAAATTTATAAGCATAAAACGCATAATTGGAATGGTATTATTTATTTGAATATCACTCATTCCATTCTCTAGATCAATGCTTTCTGAATTATTTTTAATCACATCTACTAATTGACTATGTACATTTTTATTTACTTGAGAATTATATACCTCAATATCTCCAAAGTTTCCTCTTACTTTTGTTTTAATATAATTGTTTTGTATTTTAACCATAATTATCTCTCCTTTATTCCTATACTTTCTAAATTATTTTTGATTTCTAAAAGTTTATTGCAAACAGAAAGAACTAGATTATTTCTCTTTTCATCTAGTTCTTTTTTAGCTGTTTTCCTATTTATTTGTAATTGGGTTACACCTTGCTCTATTTGATTAAATTTATCTAAACTCATTAAATTACTATCTAATTCTTCAAAATTTATAGTGTTATCGTCTATCATTGTTAAATTATATAGTTTATTTATTTTATAAGATAATTCTTCATCATTAAATGAAACTATAAATAAGAAACTTGGCATACCTATTACTAATTCATCTTCTTTTAATTCTAAATTTAATACATTACCAAATATTTCTTGAAATTTTATTTTATCAATAGAATGTTCTCCCAAGAATTTCTTTAATTCATAGTAAGCATACTCATAATCATGTTCATAAATTGAATTATCTAAAATCTCCAACATATCTTTTAATATAATTTCATCGTCAAAGCGTTCAATAAATGAGTATTGTTTAGTATCAAACATAACTAAAACTTCATCATTATCAAAACCACAAACAGAAACGTTTATATTACATGGTATTGCTCTTTCTTCTTTATATCTAATCATTAATTCTTTTTTTAAATTATCTAAATCTAACATTATATCTCTCCTCTTGCTGAATTATTTTATATTATATTTTAAACTGTTGTTCCATTTAAAATTGCTTGATTGTATAATTTGTGACACGTTACAGTTTGCAATCCATCGAATTTTAAATCTATAGAAATAGAATCAATTAACCATCTTCCAGTAATGGTTATGTCTTCATATTCTAAATTAACTTCTATAACCTTGTTTGGAACTAAATAAGGTGCAGGTATCATTTGTAATGTTAAAGTCTCAGCAAAATTAGAATACTTATCCATCCAGTAAATAGCTTCACTTTGACACATAGTATCAGTTTTATCATTATCATTACTAATTACTTTTCTATGTAATCCTAATTTATCTATAGATAATTCATTGCCTGTCTCATTTCTTAATTCATATTTTGCTTGAGTTGTAGTTCCATCATCATTACTTATCATTGCACCATTTACAATGATGTCATTTCTTACATTTTCCCAATTCTTTTTATAATCAATAGATATTAATGATGGAAAATCATTATCTATATAATCTATAGCTGAATCAGTTGTTCTTTGTTTAATTAGTTCAAAAATAAAATATCCACTATTATTAAAATAAATATCATATATTGGATGTAAAGATATTAGTTTCTTTAAAACATCTACTAAATCAGTATCTTGTTCAAATGTTTGAGCAGAATCAATTAAAGAATCACATGATTCAATTAATGTTTTATCTGAACTTAATCCCATTAAATTACTATTAGTAGCTATGTTTAATATAGTTTCTGCTAAATTTGCATCAGCACCAAATGATAATTTTCCAACTAATCCATTTGAAAATGTACTATAGTTTTCAATTAAATCACATAAATCTAGTGTAATAGTTCTCTCAGATACACTGATTTTTGTGTTAGGGGAATTAAGTAAATATATTCCCATATTAAATTCATATTGTTGTTTTAAAGCAATATTTTCAATACCTATATATATTTGAACACAATTTTTTAAAGTAATTTTGTAAAAGTCTTCATTCAAATCTTTCCTACTAGCTAATACTAAATTGCCTTTTCTTCTAGCTAAATCACTATCTAATGCATTTTGAATTGTTATAGAACCAGAAATAATATCACATTCTAATGAATCTAATTTTATATAGTTATCATTTAGTAAATCTACACGAATCCATGTCCTTCTAAGTGCTGACTTTCCAACACTACGAGTATATTCATCGTTAAATTCATTCATTGTCTTTCTCTCCTTTCCTAAATTTAAATTAGAACAATGCCAAACATCATCCTACAAAAATTGTTTTATTTTAATTATTTTCATTTATATATTTACGAATAGCTTCTTGCTGATCTTTATTGAATCCATAATTGACAGCTATTTCTTTAAGTTTGTCCATATCAATTTTTATATCTAATGCTTTAAGGTCTTTATTTTCATAACCTTGCATTGTAACTAAAAAAGCTTCTTGTAATTTGTCCTGTACCTTATGAAATAAGTCTGTATAATGGTTTAGTATTTTTATTTTTCCTTCCATTTCTTTATATTCTTTTTCGCTTAGTATTACTTGCATATCCCCACCCCTTTATTTTTCTCATTTATATATAATTTAAATACATCTTCCATCATTACATTATGTGAGGTTAATTCCTCGCATAGCTTTTCTAAATAATCAGATTCATCAAACATAAATCTAAATTTAAATTTTTCATTATCCTTTATTCCGTATACGTTACATTCTTTTTTCATATAAAAATCTCTCCTTAATTCTATTATTTTTATTTTAATATTGACTTTGCAAACAGATAGATTTATAATAATACCGATATATAATACACAAATCTATCTGGGTATATAAAAATTAATCTAAATATCTTTCTAACTTATCAAATTCTTTGTATTCAACTTTTTCTGCTATATCTATTAATTCTTCTTTAGAACGTGTTAAATTCTCTTCATGAATAACAATAGGTTTTTTATTTAAAATACTGCCCTGTTTTTCTAAATAAAAGTTTTCAATTAAGTACAAATCCTCTCGGCTTAAATTATACTCAGTAAACTCTTTATAAAGGATACCAACTAAATTATAATCAGAAACCAATTCTTCAGCAGTTAATTTTAAATTTGAATTACCTGTTAAGTGATTTACCAAACGAGTACCTTTATAAGTGGTACTTCCTACATAAATGTTTTCTCCAAGATCGTTAATAAACATATAAACTGTATCTCTTTTATCATTAAATTCTCGCCATTTCTTTTGAGTTTCTGCCATATGTTCTTTATGTAAAACTCTGTAATTCTTATAGTAATTCCTATAATATTCTCTATTATTTTTGTAATATTCTTTACTATAAGCGTTCATTTCCTCTTTATGTTCTTTATAATATTCTCTACTATAATTATTTCTCTTTTGTTTTTGTTCAATAGTTAATTCCATTTCTATTACTTCCTTTCTGTCTTCCATACATGTCTACTTAATTTTTGTAGTTAATTTCAAGTAAAAAAATAAACACTTGTTTAAGTGCTTTATATGTATGTTTAAATTTATTTATTTTCTATATGATTTTTAGCGTTATGTCTTCTAATCTCTAAAATCTTTTGTTTTAATTTCTTTTTCTCTGCCTTAGTGTGACAATCATTTCCTTTTATATATTTAGCTTCAATTTTTAATTCAAGATTAAGCAAATTTAACTTTTCATCAATTGAAAGTTGTGGGTATTTGATCCTTAAATCTCTAATTCTTCTTTTTAATGAATAATAATCTTGTACCATTTTATTTCTCTCCTTATAATTTAAAATTTGTTTAATTCCACTTGTACCATTTACCTTCTTTGAGTGCAGCTATAGCTAAACATAATGCCATAACTAAATCATCATGAAATCCAGACATTGAACCAAATCCTGAGTTATCTTTACTTTCAAAAGTTTTCATTTCTTCAAGTATTCCTTCAGAATGTAATAGTAGTTGTCCTTTTTCAAACATCTCAACTAAATCATTTACTATAATACCTTTAGTTTTTGAGTTGGTATCAAATCCAACAGTATATTGAGGTTTGTTGAATTGATCGTATGTTTTATACTTACTCATATTCATATACTTAAATTCATTTCTAAGCCTTGAAATTACAGAATGCCCTGCTGACGCTTTTTCTACACATAGATATGCTTTATTAAAATATCTACCTAATGCATTTATAAATTCAGCATATTCATAAGCTTTAATTTTATTGTTTTGGAACATAGCTAATTCCTCACCATCTTTATTCAATACAATAGCTGTTGAATAGTCTTTTCCTACTCCTTCCGAAGTATCGACACCTATCCATGCCTTTTCACCTTGCTTTAATTTCTTGTAAATAAAAAAAGATCGACCATAATACTTCTTTAGTATTTGAGGTAAATCTTCTAATTCAGACTTCTTTATGAATTTATTTTTATTTAATTGTAATACTCTTAAAGTATTGGTTATTCTTTCATTATCAAATATTGTGTGACCACTTGTAATAAAGGCTTGGCTTGGTGTTAATGGAAACTCTTGATTAAATTTATCTACCGAACTATTTTGAATTTTCATTCTACGCCAACATAGAATATCTAATGTCATATCTTTTAATTTTAACAATTCCATTTCCTCCTCGGTCAAGTCATTTTCTGAAAAATAATGACCATTTATCTCTTTAAATATTTCTTTATATCTTTTATATTCATCTTCAAACATACAAGCTCCATCTATATAATTATAGAAAAATCCTTTATATGTATTTTCTTTCTTTTGTGATTTATTCCATAAAGCTGAGAAAAAATTCAAACCATTTGCTGTAGACTCTATTATTAAATGTGAATCTCCAGATTGTAATGTTTGTTCTAATGAAAGTAATTGTTTTTCAGCAACATCACTTTTAACGAAAGCAAATTCTGAAATATGTATTAATTTACAAGTGTTACCCCTACCTTTATCAGTTTGACCTAATGTAGTACAACTAATAATAGAACCATTTTCTAATTGAAGTTCTGCTCTATTGTTACGTTTTAATTTAGGTTTAATTTCTGTTGGTAGAGTATGGTATATATTTTTCAATTTATTAAATAAAGCACGACAACTTTCATCTGACATACTTAACATCATACAAGTTGAGTTTGGTTGAGTGACTGCATAAAATATTGCTAATCCACATATTGCAACACTAAAACCAATTTGCCTTGATTTTAAGATTTGATTATATGTACTCATATTTCTTATAAAATCTTGTTGTGGTTTATTAAGTATAAATGGTACTAATTTTCCTTTTTTATCATTAATGCTTAAAAAATTATTAATAAACAATACTGGATCATTCCAAACTTTAATAAACTTTTCATCATCTGTCATTATCGGAATCCTCCCAATTTAATTTCAATTTCTTTTGTAATGTTTTAAATTTATCTTCATTATTTTCAAAGAAACTAGACTCAGAAAATTTAGTTATCCAATTGGCTGAATTAGTATCACCTTCAAGTGCTTTTTTCATCATAGCATTATATATTTTTACTAAATTTAAATCTTTTTGAAACTTTGTAACATACAAAATAGCTTCTTGAACATCCCTTTTTTCTAAATATAATTCCATAGCCTTTTCTAATGTAATATTGTTTAAATAATTTTTAGAAATTGATTCAAACTTATCTTTGTCTTGTCCATCACAAAACCATCTAACAAAGGCTCTTAGTTTTTTATTACTTAGCATATCTTCTATTTGTTTGTTTAAATCACTCTGAGGACTTCTTTCTTTTGCCATAAAACACACCTCTATTCTTTATCAGATTTCTTTTCATTAGCCTTTTTTAATTCTTCAAGAACTTCTTTTAATCTGCCTTGCTTTTTCAATTCTCCAACGCTATAGACAGCATTTAAAATTTGTTCCATTCTTTCATCCGTTGCAGTAAGTTTGTTTGTTTCTATTTGTGTAATATATTGTTTTGAAAGTCCTAAATAATCTGCAACATCTTTTTGAGTAATGTTATAGATTGATCTGGTCATTCTTATACGTTCTCTAATAGTCATTTTTGTTAAACCTCCTTATTTTTATTAAAATTGTTATTACTTTAGGTAAGTAAAAAATGAGAGATTAGGGACATAAAAATAGTCCCTAATCTCTATTAAAGTGAAATCAACATTCAATCTCACTTAAAAAATTAAGCGATAGTCTTTCTTAAAATACAAACACCATCTTTTTGAATTAAACCACATGCAAATATGTAGTCAGCATAAATATCAGTAGCTTTTAAATCTGCCTTTCTATCTGGTTCTACTAAAACATCTCTTTTTGGCATTACACCAAGTGCGTTGGTCTTTATAATGTACGACTTACACTCATTTAATGTAGTGTCATAAGTGTTTACATCACTTAAGATCACAGGGATGGTACCCCTATAATATCCAATACAACCATTTACAACTTGTCCATTTTGAGCATTTGCTGTAGTTGAAGTGTTTTTAATAAATGAATCCATTTTGTAGAATTGACCTGCTAACATTGAATGAACGATAATTCCGCTGAATTCGCCATTGTCCTGCTCATCCCCGAACATTGCAAATCCAGCCATTAATTCATCATCAGTTAATGCTTTCGCATTAGCAGTTGAAACTTTTAATATTGCATTTGCATCAATATCTTTAACCATTTCATTGTCAAGAGCATGAGCCATAATTCTAGCTTGTTGTTCAATTCCATTCTCAACCCATTGACCAAGTGCAGTTAAACTATCCATGTCGTAAACACGTACGCCTTTACCATATTGAACAATTTTCTTTCCACTTGAAGTTTGAGATAATTCTTCTGGTGTAAGTGCTATTCCTTTCTGCATTAATACAGCATCAGATAAAGCCTTGAACATCGGGAAAGTGATTGTATCACCTTTATTACCTTGTAAATCTCCTAAATCTTTTGCTAATGTTGATATTTTAATCATACCTTTTACTTTTTCAGTTACCATACTTGAATACACTTCAGGTACTATTGTTACTTGTGCCATTAAAACTCATTCCTTCCTGTTGTTAAATTTTTATAATAAAAAAAGCCACTAAATTAATTAGCGACTTCTTTATAAACAATATTCTAAATTTAAAGTTACCTTGTTATTAGTTGCTCCTTCAAGTTTTAATATCTTAAATGTTTGAACTAATACCTCATCCAAATACAAACATCCATTTTGTTGATATTCTATTCCATTTATTAGGTATTTTACACTACCGTAAGACATAACCCTTACTTTCCATAAATAATCAAAACCATTTTTAAGCAAAAGTGGCATGACATCTATTTCAGTTTCATCTTCACCAAATTCCACATCTAAGTTTACGTTAGTGAATTGAGCATCTGCAAATAATTGTCCATTATATCTTTGCATAAGCTACCTCCTATTTAGATAGTAATTTATATAGGTCTGGATTAGAACTATATAATTCTGTTCTTTGTTGATAATTCATCTTTTGAAAATCTGCTTTAGTTATATTTGAGTTATTAGTTGTGTGATTCTTAGGCTTATAAGTATTGCTATTAGATGTTTTTCCTACAACTTCAACTAATTCTCCTAAATAAGTTTCTAAGTCTTCTACCCCTTCAATATTTATAAATTTATGAAGTTGTGAATTAAGACCCTTATCGCCTAATTTTTGTTGTAGTTCTAGCATTTTTTCCTTTTTAGCAATTTCTCTATCTTTATCTTCTAAAGCTTTTATTCTTCTTTCATTTTCAATTTGTTCTGGTGTTTTTTGAACTGGTAATTTGCTTTGTAAATCTTGAATTGTAGTATCGTATTCACCGATTTTAGTTTCATATTCTTTAATTTTATTATTATATTTAGTTCTAATTTTATCACCTTCAGATTGCAATTTTGCTTGAAGTTGATCTTCTAAGTAAGTGTTTACCCCAGTTAATTGTTCTTCGCTTAGTCCTAATTCTGTTAATTCCATTTATAATTCCTCCTTAATATGTAGTTTATAGCACTAAATTCGCCCTCTATGAGTTCAAATTGACTATACCCTAGTGTATTTATTTATATGTCTTAATTTAAAAGCTCTAAAAGAGCCTTATTTTGCCTTTTAAGTGAGTATTTTTACATATATTTATATAACCATTTATTATATCTTCAAGCTTATTAAATAAGGGAGAATAAGCAGAGAGAGAAAGCTTTTATATTATTTAAAGGCTTAATGATTCTATAAATGGTTGTATAAATATAGAGATAGTTATTGTCTATCTCTAAGACTTAATTGCCACAATCTTAACCATAATATTATGGTCTCGAAAGAGGAAATATTTCCTTTGCAATAGTTGGTTCTTCATTTATTTGAGGACGGTGGGACTATGCACCCACATTGACACCAACAAGGTTTCTTTATATGTTAACCATATTTACAAACAAAGTATGGTTAGATTTGATACACCACTTCATAAACAAAATAAAGTAAGTAAAAAATAAAATGAATATAGGAGTTTAAAAATATAAACTCTAAAAAAACCACATAGCATTTACTATGTGGTCTATAACAGCTTATATTTTATTTAATTTCAGTATCTTCGATATTTGTATTTGATTCTTCGGCACTATTATTTTCCTCAATAGTTTCCTTTACTTCGGCTTTTGAAGCAATATAAGATTTTAAACTTTCTCCAATATCTGTTGGAGACTTCTTTATTTTTATATCTTCCAAACCTTGTATTCTAATAGTTCCATATTCAACAGTTAAACCATTTTCTGTTATAATTACACTACATTCTTCCATTATATTATCCTCCTAGTTGTCTATATTTTGTTTATATTGTTCTGTAGAAATCTACAAACTCATAATTATTATCAGTTATTTTACAAATGAACCATCCCTGCCCCCAAATACAACTTGCAGTATCAAAAGCATATCTCATATGTAAATTTTTATTTTTATATTTTTCTAAGTATTTTATTTCTGAAACAATGTCTTCAAAACTATCCATAAATTCAGCATCTTGAATCGCTTTATTTAATGATTCTAGTTCTTGCTCTATGGTTCTCCATTCACAAAAAATCTTATCTTCAGCAAATTCCATTCTATACTCTTCATCTATAAATTCTTCTAATTCATCTATAGTCATTATATCAATCCTCTTACTTTCTCTAAGTCAGATTTTTCACAAATATAATAACCTTCATTTAGCCAATATGCTATTTCTTGAAACTTATCAAATCCAATAAATTTATAATCCATTGTATATTTAATAGTATAATTTCCTATCATAGTATTATCTGTAATAGGTCTTTCAGTTTTAATTTTATATCCAACATATTTATTATCAAATTTATCTAAATTTTCAAATAAGAATTTATCCTGTTCTTTTATTCTATTTATTATGTGTCCATCAAATAAATTCATATCAAAATTAAACTCATTTTCTTCTTTTTCAATTTCTACTCCAAGAAATAATTCATTGCTGACTATTTCATCATCAGAATTTTCTATTCTAATATAGAAACCTTTATCTCTAAAGAACTCTACAACATATAGTGGTTTATCCATATACTCATTTAGAAAATTAGAAATTACAATCTTATCTTTCAAAGAATTAGCTGGATCATTTAAATAACTTTCTAAATAGTCTTCTATTCCAACACTACTTATAACTTCTTCTTTTTTATTAATTCTATATTCTTTGTATTTGTGAATTTGTTTCATCAGATAATTAAATAATCCACGATCTTCTATAGTTAAAATTCCTTTTTCATCAGCACAAATCCAATCAGCAGTATATCCATAAATTTCAGTTAATGGTTTATTAATCCCATATTTTTTTTCATTATTTTCAAAACTAAAAGCATCTTCTAATACTTGCTCAAATGATTCTTGCATGTCCAATTCATTAATAAACTTATCAACTTCTTTTGACATTTCTTTTATCAATTCATCAAATGAAATATCCTTTAATACTATCATATCAATTCTTTTTATTTCATTCTCCAATGTAAAGTGAGACGTGATTCTTCTGCCATTAATTACATTAAAATCATTTGCCACTATGTTTGAAAATACCTCTTTCATTATCTCTTCTTTATTTATTTGTTTTATCATTTTTATTACCTCTCTCTTTTTAATAATATATTTTATTTGTATAACTCTTTTAACAGTAAGCCAACAATATAATTGACTTACTCTAACTACAAAAGATGGAAAGAAAAAAAAGTATATAGAATTATAGAGTAATTATATACTCATATAAATTTAAAAAATTAATTATATATAATGTTATAAATTAAATTTAAACTGTTTGATGATAACCTCTTTTTACCATTTAAAAAGTAACTTATCATACTTTCAGATAATCCTATCTGCTTTGCTATAAATTTATTTTTTATGCCATTATCTTCTAAGTATTTCTTTAAGTCATTTCTAATAGTATCTTGATTCATTGTTATCATCCTTTCTTTAAATTTTTATTTTATTCAAAATTTCTTGACTTAATATCTTTCTTCCTATATTAAAAAATATTTTTTTATATAAATTTTCTTACTTTAAGGTAAGTGATAGTCAAATTTCCTTTATTTTTATATAGTTTTTTATCATTTTGACTATCACGAACATTAAAGCTTGTCAATATTTTTTTGTTATTTTTGGAAGGTTAATTTTTTATATTCTTTTGTATTGAATTGCTGTCTTTTATCTTGACTGTATTACCTTTACTTTCATAATTAAAGATAACTTCACAACCTATCTTTTCCTTATTATTTTTTATATTTAGCTTAATATATTCGTTATCAAATAATTCTCTTAATGAAGGTTGTATTTTTTCAATATTTAATCCAGTAAGTTTTGCTAATGCACTTTTATTTAAAGTACCTCTTTTGGATTGCTCTATTATTAATTCCATTTTATTTACCTTATACAATTCATTTAACATCACAAGAACCATTAATAATTTTTTTGAATTTCTTGATATTTCTAAGTTATCAATTAATGAAAATACTTTCTCTTTTGGGAATTTTACTTCTGTTTTATTTTCATCTTCTAAATCATCAATTCCAGTAACTGAAACTTGCAAAGCTTTTTCTTTTACTTTATCTTTGCCTATTTTTAATTTTTCCATCTGCTCTTTGAATTGTTCTTCATTCTCAGCAACATTGTATTCAGTATTTTTAAATTCTTTTTTATCATCAATTCTGATATTTAATTCACTTTCAAATACATTCCATAATAAATCTTTAGATTCATTTTTTATTGCAAAATCTTTATCAGCATAAAACGCATAAATAACATAATCTAGTAACTTATCTTTCCTTTTGCACTCCTTATTTAAATTGATTAATTGATTTTTACAATATCTATAAAAGAATTTATATTTATCAATCTTTTCCATTTGCTTATCTGAATCATATTCAAATGTACTTGAATCTATGGAGTTTTTCTTAGTAATCCAATCATGTTCTTTTTTTAATTCTTGTAATTTATTTACTACTAATGGATAAGTGTCATTATCTATATTTAACTTTTTATATTTCAATAATTCTATCCATTTAAATTCATCTTTAGGAAATTTACTTTTTATATTTTCAAGTTCTTCATTAACATGGTCATATAATTTATTCATGGTGCAATCTGTATCAGAAAATAATTCAATTTGTTTTTCATTTAATTCTTTTTCATCTTTTGCAACCAATTCAACATTTTTATTTACTCTTTCTTGTCTTTGCTTTAGGGTTTTATATTTAACTTTCAAGAATTTAGGCTTATGAATACCTTCTATAAATTTTTCTATATTTTGAGGAACATCTTCTTTAACTCCTGTTTTTACAAAATCAATTACAAGTGCACCAACTACTGAAATTACATTTATATATTCATTTCTTAATCCCTCTTTATCTTCATCCATCGACCATAGTATAGTAGTTTTATTTACAACTTTTCCGATACTTGCATCCATTCCTCGGCAATCACATTCAATAAGTTCTTTCATGTTATTAATTGCAATTGGTTCTGGCTCTGGTTCTTTTGGTTTCTTATTATTATTTTCTTCAACTTCATCTTTTTCTTCCTTAAATAAAATACAATTACTTGGTTGCTTTTTTACAGCATTTATAAGAACCTTTGATGTTGTATTTAATATACGGTCACCATCAGAGTCCGCAGACCCAAGCTTCTGATTATTTGAATCCCACATAGAAACTATTATTCCATCATCAATATATTTAAACCAATCATTTTCTTTTTGAATAACTGATACTAAACAATGCTCCTGTGCAATGTGAGGAAAACGTATTATATCTAATTCAGTAATTCTTTCCTTCTCTTCAAATCCTTCATTATTCTTATTTTCTTCATTAAATAAATCAATTTCTTTATTTTTATTTAACCAATATTTGCTATATACTTCATTTTCTGAAACTGCTCCTTTTACTTCCTGTCTCATAGCTACTTCCATGAATCCAACTAAATCAATTGTTAAGGTTTGGTAGTTACCATCTATAAACACCATTCCCTTATTAGCATTTTCTTTAAACCTCTTAATATCAACTTGTACTTTTTTTTGAATATATTTATCTTTAAATAAGTTTTTATTGTTCTTTAAAGCTTTATAATATGGTGGTACTCTATCCATATCAGTATCTACAAGAATTGTTTCTCCAAGTTCATTTTTTTCTTCTTGCAATAGACCTCGGTATTTTAAAAACTCATTTACATTATTTGACATTTTATCAATTATTTTAATTGTTGGTTCACATAATTCTTTTATTTCTTCATCGGTAAGAACTAAACTTTGTATCGGCTGATAAGATAACAGAACCTTATTTTTATTTTCTTTATTTCCATACTTAGCTATATTAAAAGTTCTATGATAACTATGTAAATCAGTTTCAAATGCAGTTTTCCATTCTTCAAAATTATCATAATAATCTTTAAATTTAAATTGGCTTTCAGTTAGTATTGCATCAACTAATAACTCTCCATCTTTATTTATAACTTCTTGTCTATTTCCCCAAGCATCTATAATATATCTTTCATTTTCTCTAACCATTTCAGTTATATATTTTTTAATATCCATAACATATAAGTTACCTTTAACACCTATGATTGCTCTGAATTGAAATGATGAAGGTAAATAATCAAGTTTTAAATCATCTTGCCATTGTTGAGCCATTTCTACTGAACATAATCCTGCACCATCAAAAGGCATATTTTTTAGTACATCTTTTTGATCTGGCTTAAAATCAAAAGTTCCATTTAACATTTTTGTTACTACATTATAAGTACCTTCAATCTTATTTTTATAATCACTAATAACAATAATTCTTGGTGTAGTTACTGGAATAGTATCTGAATTAGGCAAACCCATATAAGCATTAAATTTTGATATTTTTTTGTGTTTTAAATCTTTAGATAATCCACAAAGTAGAATATCCATAGCTTTATCATATAAATCTAATGATATAAAAAATACTTTCTTATTCCTTACATTCCCACTACTAGCCATCAATCTTATAAATTTTTTATCATTAATTATGATTATTCCATTTTGAATAGTTTTATAAATTGGTGTTGATATACTAACACATACAATATCATTTATATTTATATATCCATTATCTACAATATTGTTATTTTTGAGATTCAATGTTCTTATTATTCTAATCAATTCAGTATCTCTTAAAACAACTCTATTTTCTTCTTGCCTTGTTATTTTTGATTTAATTTCATTTAATGATTTTTCAAATTGTTCTTCAACTTGTTTTTTAATTTCTTCATCAGATAAATTCTTTTTGGATAATTTCTTTTCTATATTATCTTTTATTTTAACTTTATTTACTTTATCAAATTTATCTTTTATTTTTTTATCTAAATCATATGTATAACGTGTTTTCTTTGTTTTATCTTTATCATCATAAGTTGCTATTATTTTCTTTTCTTTATCCTTATATATAAATTCTTTATCAAATGCACTTAATTTTAATTTTATAATTCTATAATCCATATTTTTTATTCCTTCTTTCTTATTTGTATTTAATAATTTAAAAATCTATCATTGCGACGTAAGGAGCATAAGGCAATAAACAAAATGTAAAATAAGGCTAACGTGATGCCTTTAGGCGAACAGCCTTATGAAATATTTTTTTGTTGCCGCACTCTTACTTAGCATAATTTAATGTTTTTTTATTCCTTGTCATAGTTCTGTAATGATTCTTAATTTAGTGCTTAATTCTATAGGACATTTTACTCATACTTCTACGCCCCTACCCCCTATCAAGGGGATTCAATCAGTTTATTTTTGCCCTCGTTCCTCGTTCAAAAAGTAAATTAATTGAGAATGATTTTTTTATTTGGGGTTAAAATATGCAAGTAACCTATATATAGGTCAAATGATTTATGTAAGTATTGATACTATGCCATTTAGACAACTATGTTTTGCAAAATATCCCCCACAACTTTTTCTTCTTTTTTATCTTTTATTATCCAATATGTTTTATCTCTATTAGGATTAATTGAACCATCTTCTAGAACTCTTCTTTTATCTGGTTTTTTATCTAAACAATATAACTTATAATTCGTTTCTATATATGCTTTAATTTGACTATATTGTCTTTGTTGTCTTTTCCAATTGTCAGTGATTTTTATTTTATCAATTAGCTTATCTCTATCTTCTTGAAATAAAAAACTACCTTTAATTTCTTCAATATACAATTCTATTTCATCTTTAAGTTTCATTTGTTCTAATTCTTCAAGATCAATTACATTTGTCATGGTATCACCTAATCTTTGTAGAAATAATTCTTTGTATGTAATTAATGACATTGTTTCCATATCTGAGCTATCACATTGCATCTTCCAATAAGCTAATTTATTATGTTTTCTTTCATCACCTTCAAAATATATAAATCTACTGTGGAAATCTCTATCCTTACCATACGCTTCTTCAAATTGCTCTCTATTATCTACAAACATTTTTACTGGATTATAATTTTTATTTAAACCACCTTTAAAATTTCCAATAGATTGTTTACTATAATTTCTTATATAAAATGTACAATTGTCTTCATTGTCAATTTTTCTTTTTCTACCTAATGATTGTTGAGCCGATTCTAAATCAAAAATATCATTTATAATATGTTTAATTCTTCTATCTTTTAAATCAACACCATTATCAAGTGCTTTTGTAGAAATTAATAATCTTTTTTCAAATGTGATTAAATCTCTACTATGTACTTTTATACAATCAATATCATTTAAAGCCTTTGCTTCTGAATTTTTAACATCTTTAGAACATCTAAAATGAGCATATTCTTTAAACTGTTTGTACACTTCAATTGCAAAATCCGTTGAATTAGCAAAATATATTATTTTATCATCTTCTGTTGTAGTTAATATGTGATTTATAATATCAAACACTTTCGACTTTTCTTCAAAGAATTTACATTCTGTTACATAGCTATAATCATAAGGTATTTTATATTCATCTTCTTCTTTTACAATTTCATCATCTATTAATTTTTGAAATATGTGTTGTGCTGTACCACTCATAAATATTTTGCAACTATCTACTTGATTTATTAACCAATCATATGTAATATCCGTATAAATATTGAACATGGCATCACATTCAACATAATGAAATTCATCTGGAACTATAATGTCATAATGTTCAATTTCTTCACCATTTATTAATTTACTCTGTAATGCTTGATATAACATTACATGAATATTATGTAAGCTTTCTTGCTTAACTTCTAAAAGAACTTGTTCAAATAGAGCTGACCTATTGCATAAATATAATATTCTTTTAGAGTTTTCTTCGGCATATGTATGTAAATTATTTTCTACAAAGTATGTTTTTCCACTTCCTGTTGCTCCATTTAAAATAATATTAGTGTTATTTTCACACCAATTATCAATTATATCTTTTGTTAATACATCGTTAAATCTTGTTCCTATCTCAAATTCGTTCATTCTTTTGACCACCATATTCCTTCCTAATTATTTCTTGTATTATTTACTAATGTTAATATTTTTCTAAATTTTTCTGTATTTTTGAAGCTATAGCACTTTTTACCCTCTTTACCTTTTCTTTTATCATCAAAAGTTAAGAAATCTTCATTTAGTAATGTAGAAATTGTAATAGCTAAATTTTTATTATTAATTATGTAAAAATCTTTTTCCATTTATTATTTATCCTCCTTTTGACTTTATCTTTCTTTGATATTAATTATTCCTACTTAATCAAGTTACAGGAGACAAACATTATTGCTTGTACTCCTATGTAATTACTGCCACATATTAGTTAAACTTTGCAATGCAGCTTCTTCTGGGTTTATTTCTTTCTTATTACTTACCTCAGCTATTTCATTATCAGATTCATCAAATTCCATTTTAAAAGGTTGTGACTTGTTATTACTTGTGTTGTCATTGTGTATCTTATTATCATTTACAATACATTCACTTACCACTCGCTTATCAATTGATATGTTATCATTGCTCATTGAATTATCATTTACTACGCTGTTTATGGGTGCTTTATTATCATTAACTATGCTACTACTTATAATGTGTTGTGTATTTACTTGCAAGTTATTATCCACTATATATCTATATAAAATCTCTTTTATAGTCCCACCTTCATTATATTGAGCATTGAGAAAGTCAAGAATGACCTTCTCCTTTGGATTTCTAGAGTTTAATATAAATGGATGTCGGCTACTTGTAGCGCACTTTGATCGTTTTTTCTTTTCTTCCATTAAAATTCACCTCTATTTTAAGCCTAATATTTGTTTTCCTAACAACATAGCTCCTAGCATATTGCTTTTTAAAGGATTTTCATGAAGTCTACAGTTTTGAGGTAATTTAGTTTTTATTATTTCACCTAGAAATGCACTTCCACCACCTGTAAATATTACACTATCAAAATTATCTAAAAAGTATCTCTTAACATTCATTTGGTCAATTATCTCCATTAAAAATTCTGCCTTATTCTTTTTCAATAATGTTATATCTCCATTTTCAATATGATGTTCTATGTCTGCCAATGGATAATTTTTACCACTCTTATTTCTTAATCTTTCAAATAAATTTAACATTCCAATATCAAAAGTATCTAATACTGAAGTTTCTCCTGCTTTCATTCCTATAATATTAGTTGTACGCCCTCCAATATCGACTAGCATTACAAAGTTATTTTTTTCTTCTTGAGTACATGTCCACCAACTAGACATTCCTTCTGGACAAACAACAACCCTATTTATTGCCACTAATTTTTCCATAGTTTTATTTATCCTAGCTGTATACTCTAACTCTTTTCCCTGCAATGCTTCAATAAGCTCCCCCTGATTTTTCATCTGATCAATAGGAAGTAATAGAACTAAATTTACATTTAACGCATCTATATCCTCAGTAATTTTTGCAATAGCATAAGCTATTGATGATGTAAAATCTTTCTTAACCTTATTGTATGTTAACGAGTAATCTCCCTTTTGAAAATACGTATATTCATCATTTATACATACATATTTAAGCTTTTCTTTAAATTTTTCTGTCTCCTTACTATATGTACTAGGATATACTTCCTCTCTTACTCCATCTGTAACTTTTGTATTTGTGTTCCCTAAATCTATAATTATTGTTTTTATATTTGAATCCTTACTTTCTGCACTTACATTATTCATTTTAACTTCCACTTTATTTTCCACTCTATTCTCCATCATTCTTTCTCTCCTTTAATTCTTACTATTTTTATTTTTATAAATTAATGGTTCTTGTAGGTTCAAGGAAGGCTACGAAAGCCTGTCCTTATTTATTATGCGATTCTACTATTACTGTATAATTGCTTTTGAATCTGCCTAGATAATCCAAACTGTATTTCATGAGCCACAATCGGAACTAATTTATTAGTTTTTACATGCTTGTACATCATGTGATCTCCTGTAGTTCTTACTTTTTCATATCCATAATCTAAAGCTAATTGTTGCATTTCTTTATAATCAAATATTTTTTTATATTGAATCTTTTTATCTTCCTCTTGTATAATTTCATACTTCTTTTTGTCTGATTCTGATACTAATTTACCTGTATCATGAAGAATTCGCATTAATATATCTACTAATTCTTCTGCATAATTATCCTGCATAGATTTAATCATTATTTCTATTTTATTTCTAAGAACATTGCATCTTTTTTGGTATAGTGGTAGTTGCCCTCTATTCACATATACTACAGATTTTTTAATAAATTCTCTTTCCAAATTTGCCATTTCTCTTTCAAATTTCTTAAATTCTTTTCCTAAGTTTTCACCAATACCAGGCAACGCCCCTATTATTTCACACCATTCTTTTTCATTATTATCTAATCGTTCTTCAACATTTTTAATCTTTGTACTATTAGTTTCATATAATAGGTTGTATGCACGTGTATATATCGGAAAGAATTTTTGCTCTTTTATTTCTACAAATCTGATAAAAAAATCAAGAATTTCATCAACGTATAATTTTTCTAATTTATTAAATTCTTTAATCCAGTTCATTATTCAGACACCTCGATTTCTTCATTAATTTCATAACAAGCTTCCTTTTCACTTTTTAAAATTTTCACCATATTATTTTCCTCACTTTCATTATTTAAAATTTTAATATTTTTGATTTTAGTTGAGTTTTAAATAATATGCATGTACAATTTATATTGAGTAGAAAAATACATACATATTAATTGTAGTTAAGATTTTATTTTATATGGGTGTTGGGGAACATCTATATAATTTCCTTAGCTACTTTTTTATTATCCACAATTTAATCACCACCTTTCAAATTAATAGCTTTATAAAATATACTTAGTTTGTCATGTAACGTCAAAAACTATTTTTTATCTCCTTAAATCAACTCATCTCACTTGATATTTTAAATTATTTTCCCTTTTATTTATTCTTTATGATTGTTTTTATCAATTAAAATTATAAATAATTTGCGTATTAATAATTAATACGCTTAATTTTTCTTAGCATTTTTTCTTTTTTCTTTTTCTATTTCCCAAGTTGGTGTATATTCGCCTCTATCATATAACTCTTTTATATATAGAGCTTCTAATTTCTCTCTTATAGTAATAATTGCTTCTTCTTTAGCCCCATATAAATTATCAATCATATATTCATCACGATTAGCTGGTGTTATATTATAAACTCCACCGTCATCATCAGTATCATATAAACATCTAACTAAAATACCAAGCTTATACCAATTCACATCATTCTCAATAATTAAATCTAATAATTCATTAAGATCTTGGTCGAAGGTACAGTAATCATCTAGATCTAATCTTGAGAATATTACTCCCAACCGCTCTACTGTATTTTTAAAATCTTCCATCCTATCTTCTTCTAATCTAAATTTAAAAATCCAATCTACTATTTCACTTTTCTTTCTTTCATCTGTAATTTGTTCTCTATATTCCTCTAATTTAAAAGTACTTCTAGCAATCTCAATATCAATAAGTTCTTCTATTGAATGTTCTTCTTTTGATAATATTTCTGGAGTTACTTTGAAAAAATATAATAATGCACTTACCCTTGCATCTGTTACATCTAATTTTCCTTTTTCCCATAGATTAATTGTGTTCGGAGTTACATCTAATCTATCCGCCAATTCTCTCATTGTAAATCCAAATGTTTCTCTTACTTTTTTTAAACCGAATAATTTCATTTTTCCTCCTTGACTAAATTCATTATCTTTAAAGTAATAATAATCCAAATTTATATTTTTGTCAACTAAATGTGAAATTTTTTCAGCTTTAAATTTATAACAAATTATACTTTTGCTCACATCCTTAATATTGCATATTCAACACTACCTATTTTAGCTATACAGGTATTATAGTTATCTTCCCATCTGCAATGTTCGAATTTTTCTTCAAACTCCTCATAATCTTTGACACCAATTACATTGAACAAAACCTTCCAAATATTTTCACCTGTTTCATATACACAATTATCAAAGTTACCTTCATGATATTCGCTTTCTAAAATACATCCCATATCTTCCAGACGCTCAATTGCTGTATACATTATAAATGATGTGAAGTCCGTAAATTCCACTGACCTTTTAGTTAAAACATGAGTAAACTCTTTATTACACAATATCTCTGGAACTTTATACATTTCTACTAAATCTTTGTCTTCATCATATACAACATTAACAGCTTTAAAAATTTTATTCTCATTATATGTATTTTCTTTTGCAACATTAATTAAATTAGTAATTTCAATTTCTGGTGTTTTACTTTCTTTTAATCCCTTATACCAATCAGCATAACTAGAAGATGGCTTTGCCATTTTAAATAAATTATTTAATCCTAATACCATTTCATTATTTTTAACTATTGTTTCCATATTTTACATTCTCCTTAAATTTATATTTATTTTTAAAATAAGATTTCTAAATTATTTTCTATCCATAATGGACTAATATTACGTGCAATTAAATTATTAATCGAATCATTGATTTTCCCTATAACCTCAAGATTCACATCAATATTATTCTCCTCTGCTGCTTGAATTATTAGCGAATATAAATTTAAACTCATCTTTTCTTCCCCCTTGATTTTAGGAGTAACCTAAAAGTCTACTTTCTACATCCAAATACCATTCATTTGTATATTCTCTATTACTGCAATTATTAATAAATGGTATAGATTTCTTTTTATGTTCTACCACCTTATCATCTACATTAACATTTCTTAATAGAAGTGCTTTTACATATCCATATACATTACTAGCACCGTTTTTAAGAGCATATCTGATTGTAGATATAAGTTTATCTACTCTGTTATTTGATAGCTGTAATAACGTTTTTGCTTGGTTCTGAGTGAAATTAGTTGCATCTATTACTTCTTTTTCTTCTTGTGTTAATTCTGTGAAATGTACTTGCCAATTTATTAGTGATTTTCCATCACTGTCTTTTGGTTTTGAATTGCTCTGATAAATAAAATTCTCCACACCAACAATATAATAACGGTTATTACTATATTGCCTTTCTACTCTTATCAACCCCTTTTTCTCCAACTTCTTTATTGTTGCAGATATACGGTTCTTTGAAGTGGTATTAAACGCCTGCATGATCTGCCCAAACGTCAAAAAGCAGTAATTATATTTAGTATTGTGATATTCAAAGAATAATTCTAAAAGATACTGCTCATTTACTTTGAGATTTTGAGTTCTTATATATTGCCTGAATTTTATAAAATCTTTAGATATCCCCATTTATTACTACCTCCTTTTAATTGCACTAGTGTTACACTCTCGTTATAACTACATTATACACAGGTGTTACACTTACGTCAATATTTTTTGTAATTTATTGTATTGATATTTTTGTCATGTTATAATTACATTGACAACAGTCAATGAGGAGGTATTTTATTCAATGGCAATATCAGAAAATAAAAAAAGAATTTATATTTCTTTAGAAAATGATTTACTTGATATTTTAAAGAAAGAAGCAAAGAAAAATAGAAGATATCCTAGTGATGAAATTGCTATTTTAATAGAAAAATATTTAAAACCACAATATGAAGCTGAAAAAAAGTAGTTACCTAATTTAATAGATAACTACTTTTTTATTGCATTTTTATATTGTAGTTAATATAACATAATAGTAATCAATATAAAAAATAATAGTAGTTTATATATGGTATTGCCTTTATACTTTAGTGGATTAGTCGAGTATTAGAGTAATACTTTTGATTACATTAAAGGTATTAAAAAAGGACTATCCAAACCGATATTCCATCTGGATATTATCTAACCTTAAATAAAATACAATATTTTCAAAAAATAATATTAAATTATTGGACTACTTATATAATTAATAAACTCATTTCCGAATTGAGTTGTTCTTGATGCGAATATTCCATTCTCTGTCATCATTGTGTGTAAACTTTCTATATTAAGCAATCCTTTATTGTATAAATCCTTTATAATTAAATTATAAAATTCTTTTTTACCCTTTAGTTCATTAAATGCATCTTCCAACATATGTGCTGGTGCCCCAGAATAATAGCTTGGTTTATTTTTGTTATTTTTAATAAACCAATTAGTTGGATTTCTGAAAAGATCAAGTATCTGTATATGCCATGAAGTTAATTCGCTAATATAATTTAAGTACATAAATTGTATTGTATCATCAAGATTAGTTCTTATTGCTGAGTTTAATACTGCATTTTTTAAAGCTTCTAATTTTATTTCATTATGATTTCTAATTGCCATTTGACTAGCATTCATTAAAACAGTAGTAAATTCTTCATTATTGCATAAATTACTTAAATCAAATCCTTCTACTTTTTCCGAAAGTTCTTCTAATGCATTTTTTATTCTTATCAGCCATTCATCTCTCCTTTTTGATACTGGTTGTGATACAATTAATGAGAAAAATTCACTAATAGCTGAACCAGCAAGTGGTATTGAAGAAAGTCCTGCTTTCACAGTAGAGTATACAACATCTCCTCTTGAATTTTGTAAATCTTTTTCTATATCTGGTAACATAATTTACACTTCCTTAGTTTGTTATTTTTTAACAGCATATTATATATTTTAATTATACCATAAACAAAAGACACATACCCTTTGTCCATAACCTTTATAATATATATCATTTCTCTTTTATCAATTTCATTTTTCTATTCTTCTTACTTATTACATCTAAAGGATTATATCTTAATAAATCATCTTTTAAGTCTAATGGTAATAAATTTATATATCTTTCTGTGGTTGTTATTCTAGTATGTGCAAGTTGAGTTTTGAGCCTGTAGATATCTCCTCCATTTCTGATAAAAAATGTACTGAATGTATTCCTGAACGTATTTATCCCCTTCATCTTCACTTTGCAATGCTTAAAATAGTTAGAAATATTCTGATGTAAAGTATTATAAGACATTTTCTCACCATTCAACTTAGGAAATAGTATATCATCATCTTTTAATTGTAAATTAGATATATATTCTCTCAATACAACTTTAAGCGTATCTGATAACGGTACAGTTATCTGTCTCTTAGTTTTCATATGCCTGAATAGAATACTATCAGTTTCAAAGTTAACATCTTTAACTCTCATATTTAATAATGTTTCACTTCTACATCCAGTCGCAAGAAGAAAATTTATGGTTGCCCACGATCTATAATCACCCACCAAGCACTCTTTTAAATTAGGTTTTTTTAATAATATTTCAATTTCTTTTTCTGTGTAAATCGCCTTCTTTACCAATAAAATATTTGGGATTTTAACATGAAATTCCTCCAAATATTCTCTCTTAAAACAATATGATAGAAAAGCTTTTATTTTAATTACAAAAGTTTGATAATAATTTCCTTTATATCCTTTATCAATCATTTCATTAATATGCTTTTCTATTAAGTGTTTTGTGAATTGACTAATACCATCATCTACATTAACTATTTTAGGAAACTCATATTTATAAAATATACTTTTACTTTCTAATGTTCCTTCTCGTTGTCCTATAGCTTTGCAGTAATCAATATATTCTTTATGAATTTCTGCAATAGTCTTACTAGTATTGTTATTAATTTTTAATGTTTTTAGCTTTAATTTTGCCATAAATCACACCATCCCTTATGCAATATTTTTGTTTAATAGGGTATAGTACGTACATTTGTTCTTTATAGCCTTAAATTTAATTATTATCTTTTTAATTTAACATTTTGATATCAAATTGTTATCAACCAAAATTTTCAAGGAAAAACTCCTAAAAAGTCCATCATCAAACTTCAATTTAATCTTATCTTTGTCATTTTCATCAAATCCAGCAATCTCTCCAATACCATACGTTCTATGGGCTACTTTATTTCCAATCTCGTATCCATAAGTATCAACTGGCATATCATTTAATTTCCCTTCGATAATAAACCTCGAAACATCCTTAAATTGACCCTTCCTGCTTCTCGGAGAAAATAGATAAAGGTTATCTATTGCCCTAGTTATTCCAACATAGAAAAGTCTTCTCTCTTCTTCGATATTATCTTTTATGCTATTTGAATGAGGGATTGTTTCTTCTACACAATTTATAACATAGACATTTTTAAACTCCATTCCTTTCACGCCGTGTATAGTACTTAAAATAACGCCTTCTCTCTTAGTTTTTCTTTTACTTTCCTCTATACTTTGTTTTACTTCCTCTATATGTTCTAGAAATTCAAATATAGTTTTATATCCTTCTGCTGATAATTTAAATTCTTCTATTATATCTTCTAAATCCTCAAAACTTTGATTAAATTTATTAGCATATTCCTGAAGATAATCTCTATATCCTAAATCCATTACTATATATGCGATTGCTGATGATAAAGATATCTTATTTAAATAGTTTATATCCTTTCTTAGCTCATCGAGTTTTTTCTTTTGAAATGGTGGTGTATCATCTTTGCTAATCATTATAGTGAATGGACTTTCTTCTCTATCATAATTTTTTATATAAAATAAATTTCCCTTACTTATATATCTGAAAGGCCTATTTATTATTTGCAAGAAACTATTTCTATCGAACTCATCTACACTTAATCTTAAGTATGAGATTAAATCTCTACAAATAAAATGCTCAAAAAAATTATATTCTCTATCAAGTAGTGTAAATGGAATCTTTCTTTTAGTTAATACATCAATAACAGACATAGACTCTATATTAGTTCTATACAATACTGCATTTTCTTCATAATTAATACCTAAAGTTTTATTATTTATAACTATATCAGTCAAACTTTCTGCCTGCATCTTTTCATTATATGGATTAAACCACTTAACAATGCCATCACACTCTTTATTCCATTTTATATCTTTATTATTTCGCTTTTCATTATATGCTATTACAGCTTTTGATTTATCAACTATATTCATTCTACTTCTATAATTTATAGATAAATAATATTTTTTCCCACCTATAAATATTTTATCAAAGTTCACCATATATTCTGGCTTTGACCCTCTAAAAGAATAAATACATTTTATAACACGTTAGGTAGTAGTCCTAATTTATTATTTATTTAAATTCAAAATATTTTTTATATGACACTTTACATTAATGTCCATAAATGTTAATATGGATTTAATTATTAAAATAGGAATATAAAGGATAAAAGTGAAGGTGGATAATATGACTAGACTAGTAGAGACCACAGGTTTAACCGGAATAGCTTATAAACTATATAATAATCAAAGTATTATAAGGACTATAAGTATAGAAAGCTATAAAAAGAAGATAGATGATTATACATACGTTATACTTATTGATTCTAACGGAAATTGCATTAGAACTGCTTATGATTATTTAAACACACAAAAAAATAATGCACTTGGCAATAAAGACATGCAATTAAGAGAGCAGGCTGTTACAGCTTTAAAACTATTATATTCATATATGGAATTAAAGCACATGAACAACATAGAATTCATTACTAATGACGAAATCAATGAGTTTAAGGCATTTATACGTGGTCAAAAAATCATTGGAACTGAAATAACTTTTGAAGGTACTACAATAAGAAGCAATACAACAATCAATACATATCAATACCACTATAGAAAATACCTGAAATTTTTAGGAGTCTCAGAAAGTGTTTTTTATGAAGAACGCTTACTATCATCTTATAGGGGATCTGGTTCAGGATTTTTGTCACATGCAATTAGGAATAATACCAAAAAATATGTGCACTCTGAAAAAACTTATACTAAAAGAGAAACTCCGAAATACATATCATACAAAGAATACTTACTTATTACCGAATTAATAGATAATGAGTATTCAATAAGAGACTATTTAATAGTTATGCTTATGTATAAGTATGGACTACGAATTGGTGAAGTCTTTGGACTTACCATTGAAGATTTAGAAGAAGCACATGATGATTCTTTTGATTGCAGGCTAATTCTTAGAAACAGGTTAAGCGATAAACGTTATCAACATGCTAAATCTTGTATAAACGTTAAATCAGTTCAAGATTATTCTTCAAAAGAATATAACCAAAAAAACGTAGGATACCAAGTTGTCGAATTAGATAGAGAAGACTTCGATATGATCAATGATTATCTTAACGCATCTCGAAGCCCACTTGCCTACCGAAGAAAAGATAGAAAAAAAAGCCTAGTTTTAAATAATCTTGACAATAAGAACATTGCTGATAAAGTTACGAATAGAAAAGATTTAAAGAAAAACTCATATATATTTATAAGCAAAAATGGAACTCCGTTAACTGGAGGAAGCTGGAATAGAATTTGTAGAAAAATTTTTGAAACTATTGGAATTGATGTTGATAAGGACTCAAAAAGAGACAATCTAAATCATCGTTTTAGACATGGCTTTGCGATGTTTAAAGTTATAGTTCAAAATTATGATATACTTCAACTGCAAAATGCTATGAGACATTCAGATCCTACTACCTGCAAAATATATTTTAATGTTGATGAGAAAGAAAAAGGACGATTTGCTCACGAAACGCAAACTTTGCTTAAGAAAGGAGATATTACTTTTGAATAAAATTCCAACAGATAGAATCAATGAATTAAAAGTAATTATAGCGAATCAACTATCCGATTCAATAAGCAAAGATATTCTTTCACAATTTATAAATTATAAGGCCACTGACCTTTCCATTCTAAAAAATTATAAATCTAATTCAATTACATCAAGTTACTATATTGCCTTAACGTATTTAATTAAAATTGTAGGTTCTCATTCTATACGTGAACTATCTTGGAAAAGTTACTGCTACGACATCAATTATATTAGTGATATCTATAATCAAAGTATAACTTCTACCATAAAGCAAGCTACAAAATTTATGAGAATTCTAACAAAAGAATATTATAAATTTGTACTTAGTAATCCTCCTATAATTACTTTAGAAATTATAGAACTTATGGAAAATAAAGAATTACTTGATCTAAAAGAGAAAGTCACAAATCGTAGGCCAAAAGAATACTCAACATTTGTGGCTAAGAACATTTTTACGAACTTTCCTCTTAATAGCAATATAAAAAATATATACATATATAAGTATCAAAGTAATAGCATTGAAGAAAAAAGTGTTGATACAACAATATATTTTAAATATGCTAATACCTTTATAAGACAGGCTCTTATTAACTTTATTAAGTCTTTTCCAACTGTAGAAGCTGGTCAAGGAGGAAAAGCGAGAGCTGCAAAAATACATTATCGTCAATTTTTCTACTATTTTTCATATAGTTTATATGCCTTTAACTTTGAAACGTCAACAGCAAATATAACCAAAAATCCAAAAGAAAAAATTAGTACATTACCAGAATGCGTACAAGACTTTACTTTTATTACCTTTAACAGACAATATCGTTTTTACAAAATGTTAGATAAAAAATTTTGTCTTCTTTCCAAGCAGAAAATCAAGAAAAAAAATGGTGAAATTCATCTGAAATACGATTCCACTTTAGATATCCTTAAGGAATTTTATATATTCTTATGTCGCCATATTACTTATAACAATATAGAACATAATCCTTTTGCAGGAACTTCAATTAGCGCTGAATCACTTGTTTCGCCACATTTTAGGAAGCACTATGAATCAGGATACTACTTTATACACATGTCTCCTTTTGAAGATGTTCCGAAAAGAAATAAGTGGGCAATTATTTTACGCAAGGAAGATGAATCAGCAGATTCAACAACTACAAATGAAATAACAAGTTTTGACTTCATAGAAATTCACAGCAAGGACTTTGCGAATGATTTAAAGAAGTTTATTTGGAACTATAGTAAATCTACTAGTGTTAAAACATTAAAAAGAATGTTTTATAATATAAAAATTTTTTTAAATTTAAAACACGAGTATGAAACAATACATAAAAAAGTTCTTCTCTTACGCAATAATAGTGAATTCTCTGAGGATTTTATGCTTTTTTACAGAGACACAATAATTGGAGAGCACGGTAAAAGTACTAATTCAACTACTGCCCATATGTTTTCTCATGTTAGGATTTTCTTAAAATATATTCAAAATAAATACAATATTCTTCAAAATATATTTTTATATCTGCAGTTAAGAAATACTGTGCGTGATAAAATTGGTGGTAATCCGATATCTAAAGACGATTTTAACTTAATAAAAAAAGAATTTATAAAACTAAAAAATGGTAATGATTTAGATAAGCTTTATTTTATAATATTTAATCTCTGTGCAACAACTTCTTTACGATTAGGATCAGTAGTAAATCTAAAAAGAAATTGTGTATTAAGTGTTGATGAAAACAAAAGTGAAGGTACTATCAAATATACTTCTAAGACAATGCAGCATAAAAAAGCAGAAAGAACATTGACTATTGATAAAATAAGATTAATCGAGCAAGCAATTGAGTTAACCTCCGAACTTGAAAAAAACGCAAGCAACGAAGAAAAGAAGTATATATTTATAACTAAAATTCAAAAGTTTAACAGAGGGTTAGAACAATTTATGGTTACTCGGTTCCCTAATAAAAAAATCAATAAAGTCTTTACACAAATATTAGAAAATTGCAACATAGATAAAGATAAGTACACTGTAAATCATCTAAGGCATACTTATAAAGATGCAATCTGGAAAGAAGGAATTAAAGCTGGAATAAGTACACTAGTACTTGAATATATGACTGATTCATCATTTAAAAATGATGTTCTTAATTATAGGGCTAGAACAGATGCAAGTAGATATGCAGAAATGTTTTCAGGGGTTTCAATTTCTGAAGTGGATATATATGGTAATATAATTAATGATAATGAAGTTGATAAATTAAATCCTGTTGAAGAAGGCTTAGGTGCCTGTAAACAAATAGAATGCATTAAATTCCCCTCTGAAGATAAAATATTTAGATGCCTGAAATGTGATAGTTTTGTTACATGTGCTTCTAGATTACCATTATTCAAAAGAAATATAATTAACCTAAAACAAAAAATAGAAAACACCATTAATGAAGAAGAACAAAATTTTTATATTTCTGAATTAAAATTAAATACTGCATTTTATTCAGAATTACTTGAATTAAGTGAAAAAGGAGTAAAACGATAATGAATCAAAATTTGCTAACAAAAACAGGAAAAAACGGTATACAGTGGAGTCCCAAGAAACTAAAAGATTGCTTATTGTTACTGCCCAATTCAGTTGATACACTTTCACAAAACCTACCAATAACATCCAAAATTAATTTTAATGATGATTTTTGGGATTTTTCTGATTTTAATACTTTGAATAAAAGTAATAACTATTATAAGTATAATTTTACTGGTATTCCCCATCCTTTTAAGTTCTATATTAAAATCCGATTATTAAAGAACTTATATATAAAAGATAATGCTTGCACAACAGCAAAGCAAAAATTCAAATCAGTAAAAAATTTCTTCATTTACTTAGAAAAAAAACATATTACTAATTATCAATTAATAGATATTGAAGTTTTAGAGTCCTACTTTAGCCAATTTAAAAATGTTAATGAAAAATGCATAGCAGATAAAAAAGCAGCAATAAAGGAAATATTCGAAGAAATTGAAATAAAAAATTCTAACAATATTATCGAGTTTGATTGCATATATGATTATCTTACTAAATGTAACAAAAAGTTAATGGCTGCCGAATTAGAAGAAGGTAAACATCCCTTAATTCATTTTACTATGCTTAATAAAATAGTTTCCTTAGCAATAAAAGACATGAATAATAATCAACTACCAAAGATTTATAGAATGGTTGCTTGTATGATAATCATTCTAGCTGAAACAGGGATGAGAATTGGAGAGTTTCATAAACTTCAAATAAATAAGTTAACGGAAATCAAACATACTAAACAAGATGAAATTTTTTATTGTTTAAACTTTTTAACCTATAAGACTACTCCTGAAAAGGATGGACGATGGGTTTATTCATTTATGACAGACAAAGCTTTATTAGCCTATCGAACCTTAACCAAACTTACGGATAATGATAGAAATTTGACTAATTCCCCATATTTATTCTTAAATAAATTCGGTAAAATATTCAAAAATCAAGGAAACTTAAGCGAATATAATATCGGATTCTTTATAAGACATCAATCTGACCTAGGCTTTCAAAACCTAAGTGAAGTAGAACTAAAAAATTATAGCACGTACACAGTAAAAAAATATATCATCAATAAAATCTGTTGGGGAAATCTTACTCTGGAAGAAGTTGGTGAACGTTATTATTTCGTTACACCTCATCAATATAGAGTTACCTGTGCAACAAAATTATACTCAGATGGGTACAGACTAGACTGGATAAGAATACATATGAATCATTTAACTGAAACAATGACATCTCATTATATTAGGATTAACCAAATTGAAAAAGAGAAAAAAAATTTAGCCAATACACTAAACTTTAGATTAAATAAAGAAGCCGGAATTCTTGAAACTGATTTAAATAAAATTACCGATGCAAATATAAGAAACGAATTGCTAGATAAAGATTTTTTAGAAGACTATAATTCTATAAATAAATTCTTAGTTAAACTGAAAAAAAAGAAAAAATCATTAAATATTTATTCTGATATTGATGAAATCATTGACATTTTATTTATCAATAAATCTCCTATTATTGAAACCGAACTAGGATTTTGTGCCAGAAATGCTCTGGTTAGGCTTTGTGAAAGACAGAAATATATCAATTCAGCTTATGATGGCTATTATATAGGTATCCATATTCCAACTATCGAGAGCCTTCCATTTAACTTTAAAAGATATAAAGAAAAAATTAAAGTAATTAATCATAATAAAAGACTCTACGAAGAAGATAGCAGATATCATAATCAATACCAAATAGAGGTCAAAGGTATGCAAATGTTTGTAACAAAAAGATTGCTTCCAGAGTTGAAACTTTTACAAACAGAGATTGAAACCCTTGGTTTTAAAGATGTTATTAATAAATACGAAAATATAGACTACATTGCAAGTGAATTCAAACATATAGTTGAGGAGGTTTCACAATGGGATATCAAGAAATAATTAATATAATAAAACCATTGCTTAATAAATATGATATAGAAAATTTTGATGGATTAAAGCCACAAACGCAACAACAATTAATAATGATAGAGCAATATTTTCAACTTTGTATCGAGAAATATTCCGATATAAAACATAGGCTTGACGATTTTGACCTATCTATTCGTGGCATATGCAAAGCTTCAAATATTGGAAAAAGTACAGTTTACAATAATCCAGATACATTAAAAAAATATATTGAAAAACGTCTTAACGAAGTCGAATGTAATATTTCTATTATATCCAAACCAAAATTAGATGCGCTAACAAATAAAGTTGAACAGTTACAATCTAATTTAGATAAGATGCTTATAGACATTGTTGAATTTGAAAATATGAGAATAAAGATTTCCAATCTTGAAAAGACTATCACAAGACTTGAAACTCAAAAGAAAATTATAGAAGAAGAAAAAAACAACTATATGCTCAAAAACAATGAATTACAAAAGGAACTTATGAAGAAAAACAATAAGATCATCCACATTAATAAATAGTATTATTATCACTTTATACAGTCTCATATTTTAATCAAAAATGTAAATGCGATTTAATACTTAAGTATAACTAAATCAAAAGAACTATTAAAATTAGAAAGTTCTTTTGATTTTCTAGAAATACTGAGTTTAAAAACTCAATTCATTTCTTATATAATTAAGCAATTATCATATGAAATTTATTAACCTAAAACTTATATTAATTTCAAATTATCTAAAATCATCCTTGCCGCTGTTGCAATCAAATCCTTTTTTTCCTCAATATTAAAATTGGTTTCTTTCAAAACGGCTCCTATATTTTTAGCAGCAATATTAATATTCTTATATACATCCTCTGTCAAAATAAATACCTTCTTTCAAGAAATCTTTATTTAATTCTTTCCTCATCTCTTTAATTTTAAACATGAAAATTATTAGCTATAATATTTACAAACATCTTCTTCTAAAAAACTCTATATTGATAGTTTTTTAACTTGTTCTAAATCTTTAGTTAATATATTATTTCTTACATCTCTCAAATTAATAATTTCAATTGACTTATTATTATCACATAAAATTATATTTTTTCCTCCCTTAGTCATTAAAATAATTTTCTTCCCGTTAAACTCTATGATTTTATTATAGTCAACATCTAAATCCCAACAAACTACATAATCATATGTATTCAGTGGATGCTTGTGTTTAAATAAATTACTCAATTTATATTCTATTTCTACTAGAACATTTTTATTATTTTTATTGAGGCAAATCATATCTGTTGCTGCTACCTTTGAATATGTAACTACTTTCGATATATCCTCAATAAATTTTTTAGTTTTATCATTAGAGAGCAACGAAATAAGCAACATAGCCACTTCATATTCAGAATATGGCTTTTTTATAATCGGAATACAATCTATTAAAATATCATCAAGTTTTTCGAGATTGCTTAAATTTTTATTTATTGATTCAAATTTACGTCTTGCAATATAATCCTCTTCCTCTTTCTTTCTTAAGTTAAAATAATATTCTTGTGCTATAGGTTTTATTTTAGTATTTACAATCTCCCTTGTCTTCTCCAATACCCATTTAACTTTTAAATCATTTTCATTAGTCAAATTATTTCTGTCTGCAGTTAATTCAAAACATTGTGAATTTACCAAGATATGATAATGGTAATATTGTTCATCATTCAGCAAATCAATTCTTCTTAAAAACGGTATAAAATCCTTTGCTAAATATAATCCAAATCTCCCCTTATATGTTTCGCCCTTTTTCAACCTAGAAATTTCCTTTCTGCGATTAATGCCTGCTACTTCTCCATATATTTCAACCGATACATATTCTCCATTAATATTAGTTTCTAGGTGAAATGGTCCAAAATGCCTGCAATAATTTACTGTTCTCTTATATATTTTTTCATTTATATCTTCATCTGGCAATTCTTGTGGTTGTGAAAAAATATGTACACCTATTATTTCTTCATTCTGATTTAAGATATTATCCTTTATAAATACTTTAGGTGCTATTTGCATGTTTTTAATATTCTTATAAAGGCTTGGAATACTAGCAAATATATTTTTAAAACTTCCTGCTGCCGTAAACCATTGAATATAATCCTTAATAGTTTCACAATTAAAATATCTCTCTGGATTATTAATTCTATAATTCTTTATCACTACAATAGTTCCGCTTTTAAATTCAAATTTTTCATTAAGTTCTTCTATTGAGTATTGTGGTATTGTATCCTCATTTAATTTTTGCCATGGGTTTATCATTTCTGCTTTATAAACCTTTTTGTTTTTAATCTTAGTAAATACTGATATAAAATCACTCTTATAATATATTTTTGTTCCTAAACCCTTTTCACCTATTCCCAAATTATTTTTATTTGAATCTCCTAAATTAAAGAATTTATGAATTGCATTAATATCCATACCTTTTCCATCATCTTTAATTGTTATTAGAAATTCCCCCTTATTATTTCTATCAATATCTATATAAATGTTTAATGCTTCTGCATCAAATGAATTACTTATAGCCTCTCTTAATATTTCTAACGGATTAACTATATTGTTTGCAATTTCTTTAAATATTGATACTTCTTTCACTTTTGGAATAAAAACATTCATATATAACCTCCAAATTAATTTTAAAATCTGTAAAGTGTGCTAAAGTAGCACACTTTATTGTTTGCTATTTACTAAAATTAATACATAGAATTAAAAAATATCGAAAGGAGGATTACTATAGAAGTCAAAAATATTTTAGGCCCATCTATAAGAATTCATAGAAATAAATTAGGTATTTCCCAAGATTTCTTAGCTGCTAGATTGTCGACTAACGGTCTTAAATTTGATAGAACAATGATTTCAAAAATTGAAAATCAGACTAGAGAATTATTAGATTATGAAATTTTAGGTATCTGTAATGCACTTTCTATAACAGTTAATGAGCTATATGAAAAAATAACTTAAAGAAGGATTGAAAAATAATTATACATCATTTTTCAATTCTTCTATTTTTTATAAGTAACATATTAATAATTTAATGTAGTAACAGATACTAATGCATGATATCGTAAGTTATATAATATTTTACTGATATTTCGAATATTAATCACTTATGTTTTTAGTTTTGCTTCGTCATATTCCCAAAAATATCATTATCAGAATCGTTATTATAGTCACCCATTGCGTGAAAAACATATAATTTAACTAAGAGTATAATTTCCTTACATCATTCTAGATCACAATTAGGATCTTCTTATTTTTGTAGTCTAACTTAATTATACTAAATATACATGCTACAAACATCCTTCACGATCTATTAAAAATAAATTATACAAATAGAATTAAACGACTAATAAATTAAGTTCACCACCATAGAATTCTTATTATTTTAATTAATTTTTTAAAGCCTATCACAATCTTCAAAGTAGTCATCTTGCAAGAAATAAATTCTTTGCAGTTTCTCTACATAGTAATATCGATCACTATTGATTATCTTAATCATTTTATTACTATATTCTTTGAATTTTTCTACTCTTTTTTTACTCTTACAAATTTGGCATTCTATAAGACAATTATCTACACTATCTTTTAAATAAGGTTCTACTGAAATTACATACCCTTCTAGCGCATGTTTTATATCTTCATACTGCTCTTCACAATAATCTTGGTATAGAATATTTGCATCGCTCATCCCCAACATTAGAATAAGTTGCCACTCTTCAATTTCTTTATATTTGCAGTTATTACACTTTTCAAATCTTCGTTCCATATAAATCAACTCCTTTAATTTTATATAGTATAACTTGAAATTATAAAAAGTTGATTTTTTATTCTAAATTTATATGCAAGCATATCTTATTATGTTTAACTTAGTTTTCTATAGAATTATGTATTAGTCTTATTAATTCGTAAGATACATGTTTATCCGACAAGACCTTATGTAATATAATTCCTATATTCATATAATAATTTCATCTTCTCATTATTAGCCTAATTAGCATAGTAATAAATATTAGCTAAATATTGTTTTAAATAACTATATAATTTTTAAAAATAATCTATTTTAACAGTATAAATACCAAAAATCATCACAAACTCTTAACATATATTTGGCTATAATTTGTTTAAATATTTTTCATAAAATTGACCTCCATCACTTGAAGGATCAATATCTTCTAGCTTATAACAATCATATGGAAAATAGTTTTGCGATTCATAGAATATTATTTTAGGCTTCTCAGAATCTTTCCTTAATTCTGCTTCTATTATTAACTCCATTAACTCTTCATTATGTATATTTTTTTTACTTGCTGGCATAATAGCTTGTACTATAGATCCATTTTCGCACTCTTCCCAATCAACCCATTCAACGATTACGCCAATTGTTGAATATTTATCATCAGTAGGTAGGGCTGAACATATAAGATCTACTATCTCAGCATCTAAATTAACTGCTGGATTTCTAATAATATTGCGACTAACAATATGATCCAATACAACAACAACTACCCCCTTGATTCCATATTTCTCTATCTGCTTAACAGCTTTAATTATGCACTTGAAAAGACCTTTCTTAGACCCTGGAGCTTTCACCTCCAGAACAAGTTCTGGCGAACTTATAATATAATCTGGTTCTCCTTCATCACCCGCTTTGATATCTAGATTATATTCTAGCAACCTCAAACCTACATTTAATTCAATTTCAAAACTTCTGAAGTAATTTGCTTCTTCATTTTTGTAACCACGAGTTTCACCAAAATCCCAACCAGATTGCATTTGTTTTGCTACTGCATCAATCAAATCACTTCTCCCTAATTTTTCTAAAGCCCAAAATAAATACGCAGTTTCTCCAAATGACTTTACTACTGAAGCATTATCTGAATTTAGTTGCTTTCTATCATATACCACTTTTATATAATCTAATAAACCAGCTATACCATCAGGCCCTTGTAAATTATGTTTATTGCAATAATTCTGAATAATATCTATACAAAATCTAACCCCGTTCATTTCTACTAATTTATTAAATTCAATACTTAATTGTTCAAATTTATCTTTCACTAGCATTCCCTCACATTATACAAATTATTTACAATTCATTCCTCTACCATATTATTTATACAATAATTAAAACAATTTAAAATCTTTACTTCTGAATTTCAATTGTTTCTGCAAGCCCTACTATATTGCCCATTATTTTATCATATGATACATACTTACCAATTAAGTTTTTTCCCTTTCTCCCAAAAGCAACCTGTACACTTTCTGGCTGTACACTTGTAATTGGCACTATTATCTCTAATGTATACCATCCATCTGGTATAGAATTATTTTCTTGATTTGATCCTTTCATAAAAACTTCACTTATAAATCTTCCATTATCAAGAACATTCACCTGAGAGCTAGCACGATACATTAATTCCTTACTAGCAAAATTAATAATTAATTTTGTACCTTTAGGCAAAGTCGTTTTTCCTTTGATTTGAACATATTTATCTTCGATTCTAACTATTTCATATGTAAAATCAACTTGTAACTCTTTTCCTCCTTCAGGAAAACATTGTTTCATAGATTCTGGGAGTGGATACGCTTCACCAAGAGTATATTTTTTATCATCAAAAAAGCAACTATTTCCGCTTATTTGAAATCCAATATCCGCAAATCTTTTTAATGCTAATGCATCAATTTCATTTAAACTTAGTTCGATTTTGGTAGCTCGATTTTGCACTAAAGTGAAGCCTCTATTAATTTCAAGAAGAGGATAATTAAAATAATTTGCAGCATCAATATAAACAAGCGCTTCCGCACGCTCCATTTTATTTTCTTTATTATATTTATCCCAAATCGACATCATATAATTATATATGTCATAATCATTGTCATTAGGCTTAATAAATGTCCCTCTTTTTGATTCTAGTTCAACCTCCTCTAATATACATCGTTCAAATTCTCCGCTTTCTATTTCAATATCTACGATATCTTTTCTAAAAATATCATTAGATACAAAATCTGTTACTCTCTCTCTTTTGAATGATATCGTAATATTAAATCTAAACGATTCTCTTTGATCGTTTAGCGTAAAACGCTTAATATTTTCATCATAATATGCACCAACCAATTCCGCAGTTGCTTGAAATGTTACTCTATAATAGACATCATCTCTGACATCAACTGCCACATCTTGAATAACCATAGTAAGATCTTCTATGTCTGTAACTTTATTTATTTCCACATTAAATGGAACCAAATATACATGATCTCTACAATTTATCCAATCTATCATTTTCTCTCTAATTATATCTTTGTTATTTCCTATAGCAATATCTGCAAAATCTTCCTTTTGCATTTCTGCCAAAATTAATGCATTATCAAATTGCGATACTTCTCCAATATATTCTATAAACTTTTCACTAGTTAAAATACATATTTCATTTCCATTTGTTATCTCAGAAAATTCCCTAAGTAATTCTGCACGAGGTGCTATTGGTTTGCCATTCTTTAGTAGAAACCAGTCTTCTTTTACATCTGAAGTAATGAATATTATAGGACGACTATTTTCTTTACCATAATCTAGTATTTCGTTCCATAAAACCAAATCACCAAATATTGATACTCCCTCTTTTTTTGCATCAGAATTATTTCTAGGGTCATCCATATATCCAGGTGGAATTTTATATTTGTAGCGAATATCACCATTCTTATAAATATTATAAAGCTTGATTATCGGAAATTCTTGATTTTCAGAAAGATTATATACAGAATTAAAAAAGTCATTAATATCTTGTTTGTCTAAAAAACCGCTACTTTGCGATATAACATTAACCTCATTATAGTCTTCTATTGTTTCTTTTAACGTATGTAAATCTGTTGTTACTTTTGATACTATTTCTTGAATGTTATCAAATTTATACCTTATGAAAAAATTTAGTTGCTTCATAATAGATTCATTGCACGTATTTATAGATTTTTTAGCTTCCATAATAGCTTTTTTTGCATTAGTAATGCGTTGACTCTCAACAATTGATATATTTTTTTGAAACTCAACATTTACTTGATTTGGTACCCATATGTTTTGTTGTAAATCCTTATATTTGTAAATTAATTTTTCACTAGCCTTTTTTGAAAAGCGAAGCAAATCCAAATATATATTTGTATCAAATATATATATTGGATCACTGTTATAAAGGCTCTTGAAAGCTTCTAAATTTATAAAGTCATTCATAAAATCTTCCCCATCCTAATTTATTTATTAATTATTTAATATAAACATTGCTTTTTACTCTCCAAAATAAAGTAAGTAAACTAGCTTATCTCCATAAATAGTTTATCCTTATTATACTCTGCTATAGTAGAATTTTCCACACTCCATGGAATACTATTCCATAAAATTCATGCAAAAATTATGTCTTTTTTGATTTAATTACTTATCCAAATCCTAATAATGGATGATTGTTCTCCTATATAATAATGATGCATATTATAATAAATTGACATAATAATTTATTATTATGTTATAATTTGCATAATAATTATATGTAATGAGGTGAAGACTTTGAGTAGGGGATTAAAATGGATTAAATGTGACTTACATATTCATACAAGTTCATCATATGACCATCACTATAAAAATGTTGATAGTGATGATTTCTTAGTAAAGGCATGGAGAAAAGAAGAGTTATCTTTAGTTGCAATAACAGATCATTTTTTAATCGATGCTGATAAAATAGTTGCATTGCAAAATAAAGCGCCTGAAATAACGGTACTACCTGGAGTAGAATTAAGATGTGATAAAGGTGCATCTAATTTACATATTATAATTATCTTTCCCAATGATAATTTATATGATTTGGCTAACAGTTTCAACGTGATTATGCGAAAAGAGAAGGCAAAAGCATCCAATAGCAATGATACGATTTATTGGGATTATAATGATATTATCGAATATGCGAAAAATCATGATGGAATTATTACCATTCATGCTGGAAAAAAGGATAAAGGATTAGATAGAGTAATAACCAATAAATTGCCAGTAAATATAGCTATAAAGGAAGAGTTTTACAAAAATATAGATATTTACGAAATGGGTGCAATAGAGGATTTAGAGAACTACAATATTCATGTCTTTAATACATTAAATAAAAAACCAATGATTATCTGCTCTGATAATCATGATCCAAGAAACTATCAATTAAAAGATAATTTATGGATTAAGGCTACTCCAACATTTGAAGGATTAGTACAAGCTATAAAAGAGCCTGAATTAAGATTCTTTATTGGCAGTAAACCAGCAAAACTAAACCTAATTGAAAATAACAAAGATAAATTTATAGATAATATATCAATTACCGGTTTATCTAATAACAATAATTGGTTTAAAGAGAATATAAGTCTTAATAGTGATTTAGTAACAATAATCGGTAATAAAGGAAGTGGTAAAAGTGCCCTTGCAGATATAATTGCACATGCTGGTAATACACATAACAATAAATTTTCTTTTCTTAGTGAAAATAGATTTAATCAAAAAAAAGAATGCTTAGGAATCAACTATGAAGTTAAAATAAAATGGATGAATGGACTTGAAGAATCAAAATTATTATATCCAGTGGATAATACAAATTTATTTGAGAAAGTTAAATATCTACCACAACAATACATTGAATATGTATGTAATGATTTAAAAGATGGCTTTAATACTGAAATAGAACGTTTAATATTTGATTACTTACCACATGAAGAGAAATTAGAAATGGATTCATTACAGGATTTAATGAAATATCTTACTTCAAATATAAATTCCTATATATTAGATAATCAGAATAAATTGAAAGAATTAAATTTAAATATCATAAATCTGCAAGAAAGCATTTCTGATTCACGAAAGAACACTCTAAAATCAAGACTTAGTGAATATAATAAGCAATTAGAAAATATAACAAAAAATAAACCTCTAGAAGTTCCTAAACCTCAAAAAAGTGAGCTGCAAGAAAATGAATTGAGCAATTTAAATGCCGATATCCAAAGACTAAAAGATGAAATAGAGGTTAGAAAAAACGATATGACTATATTAACTAAAAGATTTCATGTTTTAGAAAGTGCAATTGAGGATATCGAGCAAACAAAGATTAAATTTAATAGATGGTTTGATGATATTAAGAACAAATTAGCTGATAATAATATAGATGAGCCTATTTCAGCACATTTAAATATAGACATTAGTAATCTGCTTGAATTAAAAGATAAGCTAAAATCAAATATTGATAGCATAAAGACTGAGGTTAACACTAAAGAAATTGATGGACATGACGGTACTCTTATAATTAAATTACAAGAAAAGCATCAGTGCCTAGAAAAAATTATGAGTACATTATCAGATGCTGATTTAAACTATCAAAAATCTATTCAAGAAACTATAAAATGGAATGAACAAATAGAAGAGATATCAAGTTCGATAATTAAAATACAAGATGAACAGCGAAAATTAGAGGAAGATATTCCAGAGGAACTCGAAAAAGCATACAAACTAAGAAAGGAAATATGTTTAAGCATATACAATTATTATTCAAAGATAGTTAATTTATATGAGGAAAAATATTCTTATATTAATGAGTCTATAAATAATTTAGATATTATAAGTTCTGAAAAGCCAAATGTAGAAATTGATTTTAATTTAAACTCTACATCAATGGCAACTAAATTATTTAGATATATTAATCATAATATTAAAAGTATTTTTTTAGGCAAAGAACAAGCATTGAAAAAATTAAACAATTATATTGAAAATATTGATATGAACAACTTTGAAAGTATTTATTCTGCTTTATCATCTATAGAAAAAGATTTAAAAGAATCTTCAGATTTTGATAGAGTATTTAAAGATAAAGCCGAATTCCTTAATGAATTATATGGACTAAGCTATATTGCTATTAATTACAACTTAAAATTAGGTGATAAACTTCTGTCTAACCTATCTCCCGGAGAAAGAGGACTAGTACTACTTATTTTCTATTTGGTATTAGATAAAGATCAATTTCCATTAATAATAGATCAGCCAGAAGATAATTTAGATAATCAATCAATTTTTATAAAACTTGTTCCGTATATTATAAAGGCAAAAGAGCGCAGACAAATAATAATTGTAACACATAATCCCAATATAGCTGTCGCTTGTGATTCAGAACAAATTATATATAGCACTATGGATAAAGAGAAACTTAAGATTCATTATTCTCAAGGTAGCATGGATATGAATAATATTAGTAATTATATTATTAACGTCCTTGAAGGAACTATGCCTGCATTTTATAAACGAAAAAATAAATATGATAGAATAAATATTTAGGTATTAATTAGTCAAAATTCCATATATATATCAAAAAGGATAAGGATGTGCTATATGGGATCTTTGATTAATAGTATAAGGAATGAAGTATTTCTATTTCGAAAATCACTTATCAAAAAAAATTCATTAATTGTTTTTGATAATATTGACAACAAAGTTATCAACTACAAAATGATAAAAAGTATTTGCATTTTCGAAAGTTACTTAAATTTAATCTCTTTAGATTCAAATATAAATGATAACATTATGCTACAGGATAAATTTTATAACATAACAAAAACATTTATGGATATTTCTAATCTAAATATTTTAGGTGATGATTTAAGCACATGTATTAATTCTAAAATATATAAAACTATAAAAAATTTAATCTTAAAATCTAGCTTTAAACAATAATTCGAATTATATCTTCTATTTTTAGCATCTTTTGCGTAAGCGTCAAAGAATCGACGCGTAGCGGTGGCGTAATTTAAGTAATAAAATAAACCCAACAGAAAAGTTTAAATTATCTGTTGGGTGTAATTTTATATATAAAAAACTATTTGGTAGTCTTAACACGCAGTTGATTTGGTGCCCTTTCCCCAATAAAATAGACAGTTCAAACTCGTAATATCTAACTTATTCGCAGAATATCGTAATAATGCTACTTTTAATTCTTTCTTTGCATTGTTATAATATTGTTCTGGTGTTATATAACCGTTTGAAGCATGTATCCTTTGTCTATTATAAAATATCTCAATATATTCAAATACAGCAGCACGGGCTTCATCGCGTGTTTTAAAGTGCTTTTCATAAAGCCATTCACATTTCATTTTACCCCAAAACGATTCCATAGGCGCATTATCCCAGCAGTTACCTTTGCGTGACATGCTGCAGATAAAACCATACTTTTTTATTAAATTTTGGTAATCTATTGAGCAATATTGAGATCCTCTATCAGAATGTAAAATAACACCAATTGGTCTTTCAGCACGATTATACGCGTCATCTAACGCATTGATTACTAATCCTTTTGTCATTCTTTCACTCATTGATAGACCGACGATCTTTTGTCCACATAAGTCCATTATTGCCGCTACATAAAGCCATCCTTCATCAGTCCATATATATGTAATATCACTAACCATTTTTTCATTAGGCTTTTCCACAGAAAAATCCCGATTAAGAATATTTTCAGCTACTGGAAGTTTATGATTAGAATTAGTAGTAGCCTTGAATTTCTTTGAAACCTTTGACTTTATATCATTTTCACTCATTATACGTTCTATACGCTTATGATTTATCGGCTTATTTTTGCCATCATTTAATTTCTTCCCAATTTTTATAGAACCATAAACTTTGCCGATTTCATTGTAAATATCTTTAATTTTTTCAAGTAGTATTTTATTTGCCTTAGATCGATTGCTCTCAAGCCTTTTATCCCATGCATAGTAACTGCGCCTAGATACTTCAAGAACACTGCACAGCTTCGCTATTCGGTATTTATCGCAATTAGCCTTGATAACTCAAACCTTTTTATTTTTGGTTCTTGGCGAAGTAGGCTGCCGCTTTTTTTAATATTTCATTTTCTTCTTTAAGATCTCTAATTTCCTTTTCTAATTTTCTCATTCTCTCATCTTCTGGTTTAAGATGTCCGCTACCTGGAAAAGGAGCTTCGGGTGATTCTTTATATTTTTGTACCCATCCATTCAT